GGTGTAAGTGGATCACCTAAAAAAGAAGGTGAGTCTGCAAGTTATCGTGCAAGACGAGAAGCCTTTAAAGCAAGACACGCAAGTAATATTGCTAAAGGTAAAATGTCTGCAGCGTATTGGGCGGACAAAGTCAAATGGTAAAATCAAAAGTAAACGCTGCTGGTAATTACACCAAGCCAACCATGCGTAAAAATTTATTTAATAAAATTAAACGTGGTACGAAGGGTGGTGACCCTGGTGAGTGGTCAGCACGTAAAGCACAATTGTTAGCTCGTGAATATAAAAAGAAAGGTGGAGGATACAAATGATGAAAGCACCTAAGATGTTTAAGAATAAAGGATCGGCTTTATCTGGCGTCTGGAACCAAAAGAAAATTGGTCGAGGCAAAATGATAAAGTCTAAAGGCATGTACTAATATGCCAAAAAAAACTAGTCAACGTTCACTTGATCGTTGGACAGATCAACGGTGGCGTACCGCAAGTGGTAAACCATCTGAAGGTAAGTTAAGATACCTACCTGAAAAAGCATGGTCTGCTTTAAGTGCATCAGAACGTGCAGCAACCAATCGTGCGAAAGCACAAGGTAATCGTGCAGGCAAACAGTTTGTTGCACAACCTAAGTCGATAGTAAATAAAGTTAGGAAGTATAGAACCAATGGCAAGTAAAAAGAATTGGATTCAAGACGCAGTTAAAAAACCAGGTGCATTACGTAAAGCAACTGGTGTTAAACAAGGACAAACAATTCCTGTAACAACGCTTAAAAAGCTTGCTAAAGGAAACACGAAGAATTCGCAGAGAGCTAGATTAGCTCTTACGTTGCGAAAGATGAAGTAGACAAATTAAAAGAAAGGATGGATATTGAATATGGCAATGAAGAAAAAAGGAATGGCGATGAAAAAGATGGCAGCCGCTCCTATGAAGAAGAAAAAGAAATAGATAATTGTAAAATTATCTGTATCTTAAACACCGATTCTATCGCACTTCATTATGAGTGAATTGTAAAGAAACGGTGTTTTTCTTTTATACACAGAAATCTACGTGTTATATTATACGTGTAGATAGTAGCGGACTACTTTAGTGTCCAGATCGAAGTGTGTAAAACTCGGCAGTTTATACATGGATGCTTACGCCAGAATGAGTAGTGAAGTAATATAACAGTTTCCCGTTATGTTATTTAATGCTATCCTTCTGGCGTTTTTTATTAAAAGCATAGATCTGAATTCTAAAGTAGCCACGTGAACTCTCAAAGAAAAGGAGGCCTATATGGCCATTAATAAGACAGGCGCCGCAACAGCACTGTTACCGTTACACAGTTTACAAAACGTGAACACGGTTATCGGTATGTTGTACGATGAAAATGGTGTGTATCGTGCTGGGTTTGATCCCAACATTTTTTACAACACGATTTTAATCGACACCCTCAAGTACGGTGAGGAAAACTACGTACACTTAAAAGCTGCAGAATCTTTAACGATTCGCAGAGGAGACAATGTCGCTCGTTTCCGTCGTTGGGCTGGATTAACTCCAAGCTTGACTCCCTTAAAGGAAGGTATTCCGCCAGCACCAGACAAACATGCTTACGAAACTATTGAAGTTGGTAACGTGTTCTCGTTCGGACGTTGGTCAGAATACACCGATAAGATTGACTTAAGTATTGTCAATGAAGTTATTGCAGAACGCTCCGTTCAATACGGTGAAGTTGCAAACCAAACCAAGGAACTTTACGCACGTAAAACCTGGTTAGCTACCCCAAATGAATTCTTTGCTGCATTTAAAGCAGGCTTTGGTTCAATTGCATTTGGTGATGAAATTACGTTAGACGATCTTCGCTTCTTAGTTGCTCGTATGAAACGCATGATGGTTAAGCCTGTCGGTGGTAAATATAATTATGTTTGCTCCGCAGAATTCATCAATGGTTTAATCGACGACCCACGTATTAAACAATATATGGAAATCGAACAAACGACTGGTAAACTTTGGACTTCAGGTGAAACGTTCGATATGTTTGAACTAACCTTTATTCCTACCATGTTGGATGAATTCGCATATCCTGATATTGAATTCCCAGGTGTTTATGAAAAAGCAGATGCTACTGAAGTCATTCGGTTGTATGCTGTTCAAAACGTTTCAGCGACTGTCGCTACGTTCTTTTATTTAGACGTACACCAAGACTTTGTTATTGCCGGAAGTGGTAATACAGAAGTTAAAGCTAAGGTTTATGTTAATGGAACTTCTTATCTTAAAGACGGTTCAGCAATTGAAGAATTAGTAAGATGGGAAGTTGGAACAACTCCTACGACTACATTCCCAACATTAGTTGCAGGTAACATTCAAGCTTCACTTGATGAAGCAATTCCTGCTAGATGCCGTGTTATGAAATCTACTCGTACACTTACTGCTAACAGCTTTGGTGTGTTAGTCCCAGGCTATACAGCATTAGAAGCTGTTACTAGTGCATCTGGTGCTACTTCAGGTGCAGACCTTGCCGCAATTAATTCTTTAATTGACGCAGGTGAATTTATGCAACTTCCTGTCCACCGTGGTATTCTCTTCGGTGCAGAAGCTTTAGTCAAATTAGTCATGGAAGGCGTGTCAGACGCTCCAAAGATTATTATTAAATCTTTAGGTTCATCTGGTGTTGCTGACCCAATCGACCAACGTCAATCTATTGGTTTTAAAGTTGATGGTTTCGGTTTAGCCATCAAGCGTCCTGAAGCTGTTGTGGTTACCTATGGTATTCCTAAACATGCTGAACTTGCAGCACTCAGTGCTAAAGTTGTGTTCGCACCATATCAACCATCATTCCTTACGGAAGATCAAGCGTACGAACAAAACAACAAGAACTCAATTGGTCTTGATGGTGCTCAAAAACTACGCGTTGACGGTGTTAACTTAGGTGGCGTTCCTGGATCCCCAGCGGTTCAAGGTAACAACGCACCTGTTCCATTCTACGTATCAAACGCTGCCTATAAAAAAGGTCAATTTATCCAACAACCTTTTACAATTACTGTAAGAGCTGCTGATGGTACAGCGGTTAAAGATGTTGATGGTGTGACTGCTTTAACTACACAACCTACTACAACTGAAATCCGAACCTTCGTGTTTATTAGAGATGTGGCTGTAAATACCCACGCTAACTTTGCTGCGTTGTTAGCCTTAAGCCCACGTGCAATTAAACCTGCAGTGGATGCTCTAGAACGTGATGTTTTAGAAGGCGCACAAGGTAACGACAAAGGAAGTAACATCAAGTAGTTCGTGTTATACTAACCTTAGCGGTGGCATAGGTCAAACCGCATCTTACTGAAAGGAGGCAGCACTCAAATGGCAAAAGACACATTTGAACTAACATCCAGTCTTATTAAAGGTGTTACGGATAAAGAGAACAAAGCTCGTGAAAACGACTTTAGATTGTACAAAGAGTCAAATCTTAGATACTCTATCTCTCCGTTATACGCAAGATATATTGGAGACACTGTGACAGTGGCATTTAACGGAAACTTTAAAAAGTTCCCAGTAAATGGTGAAGAGTTCTCAATTACGCGTGGACACTATAACGCATTGTTGAAGTACTTACACCACGTTGATCGTCAGATCCGCGTCGCTAAGACCACACAAAAGTTCATGGATACTCAAGCATCAGGCGACTTTAAGAAGATTAAGTAGATTTTAGTTTAGTAAAAAATAACCACTGTATAATTTACAGTGGTTTTTTTATGTTATAATATTCTACAGCATGGCATTATTATTACCTCGTTTAAGAAAAGTTGCATACAATAAATTGAACCCAGGAAGTATTTATGCACGTCCTGCGCTCGCTCCTTTTTACAGTGGTATGCGTGGCTTTGGGCAAGCAAGACAATTTTCTAATCAGCAGTTCACACGTACTTTACAGCAATGGGCTATCTCTCCTTTTGCTGTTAACAACCAAGATTTTATGGAGCGCATACGAGAACGGTATACGTTACCTGAAGATAATACTTACGAATTATATGGAGCAATAGGCGGTGTTGTAGGTGCAGGTATTGGAGCTGGTTTAAGCAGTGGGTACATTCGATCAGCTTTAACAGACATTAAATTTTGGAAACCTACTAGTTGGCAAGTTCCTTTTACAACAGGACCTAACGCTTTACAAGGACCTACTTCAAAGTTTAAAAGTTATCAAGAAGCACGTTTTGAACAACTTCGTAACTATAGAAAAAACAAACCTTTAATTGATAAATATAATGTTGAAGTTAAAAAAATAAATAAATTATATAAAGATGACTTTGAATTAAAACAAAAATTAAAAGGTTATAACAATGATTTAGTAGAAAATGTTAAAGGTATACAAACTGCTAAAACTGCTGAAGATGTAGCTAAAACATCATTAAAAAGTGCTGAAGATTTAAATAAATTAAAACAAGAAGCTTTACAAATTGCACAAGATAACTATGAAAAAGCAAAGCCTTTAAGAAGAACTAGTACAGCTCGTATTAATGCAGAAGAAGCATTAGTTAAAGCTCAAAAAGAAGCTGTAGAAGCAAGCAATAATTTAGCAAAAGCTCAAAATACTTTAACAGACGCAAGTAAAGCTATTAACACAGTCACAGATACAGCAACAAAGCTTGCTACAAAAGCTGATGACATTAAAGATATTACAAATATAATTAGTGATACTGCTCGTATTAGTGGTGCTGTTAAAGATACAGCACGTACGCTTAATACTGCAAATGATATTTTAAATACTGCAGGTGTAGTAAATACTTTAGGTGTTGTTACTACTAAAGCAGGAAAAAAAGTTGTTAAAGAAATAACTGAAGCAGGCGCAAGGTTTATTCCTGGAGTAGGGCTTGCTGCAGATGTCTATAGTTTAGGAACCTCTGTTACAGGTTTAACACAAAGCATTCAACAAGGTGATATTTTTAATACTGCGTTTAATGCATTAGCAGTTGTTGCTGATTCTGTAGCTTTAGCAGGTAGTGCTATAGAAGTAGGTGGCGGTGGCTTATTAGGTACTGCAATTAGTGGTGTAGGTACTATTGCATCAATAGGGATTTCTGCTCTTCAAGGATTTTTAGTAGGTAGAACTGTTGGACGATCCTTTAGTACTGAAGGTCAAATTGCACAAAGTATGTTTATGCAAAACTTGTACTCAGGGATGGCGCAACGTCCACTAAGTAGTATTGCAACCATTGTATCTACTATAGCTGTGCCTGCTTTAATTAATCTTGTTGGTAGTGGAATTAACGTAGGTACAAAATTAAAACCTAAATATTTATTAGGAGAAAAAAATTTATTAAGACAAACAGCTAATTGGTTAGGAACAAGTGCTATAGGTAATCAAGTAAGAGCTGGTTTATCTATGATGACATTACAAGGTATAAGTGCATTTACTGCTCCTTTAGATGAAAAATACAGTCCTTGGAAACCTGCAGACCCAGATCAAGTAAGTTTTGTTTCTGCTATTTCTGTGTATGGAGATATTAACGATAACTTATACGGAGCTACTAGAAACAAATCTATCTTACTAGGTTTAGTTAAAGGTGATTCAAAGGCTATGATTGATGCTCTTGCAAAATCTTGGGGAACAAGTGATGAATTATACAGTTCTGTTATGTTTGATGACATCAGAGAAGCTGCTGGAATAAACTTAGGTGAGCTTGGTAACTCTGCTATTTCTACATTAGGAGAGCTTTTAATAGACCCTCAAAATGCTAGAGAAGTAATTAATAAGTATTACGAAGAATACACAAGCGAAATTGGTGCTTCTGTTATTGCACGTGTTATGGAACACGAAGGTAACAAAATAAAAATGGCTGGTGGAGGAGTTGCTAAAATTGATGGGCTACCAAAAGCAGTTGATAGTTTAGGTATTTTTAGTTATAGATTAGACAGAAATGTTAAACAAGTACTAGCTAAAAGATTAGTTAAAGCTTGGATGACTAATGGTGCAAAAGGTGTAAAAACTTTTTTAACTAATCAGTATGTTAGCGCTGGCGTACAACTTAACGAAAAAGCAAAAGTTCTTATGACAGATTTAGACCCACAAATTGTAGCAGTTAATAATTTATTAAATAATGTTTTTACAAATCCTAATTATAATTACATGGTAGGATCTTCTGAATTTAAAAAAGAAATTCAAGATAACTACACACAATATCAAACCTTAAAAACAAAAAATGTTTTGACTGCTGATGAAAAAAAATTAATCGAACGATTTGATAATACTTTTAGAGAACTTAAAAAAACATACGGTGCAAATAAAGATGAACCGACTTTATTATTTGAAGCTTATAAAGAATTAGATATTAAAATTACGCCAACTCTTGCTGCTAAATTATATACACAGTTTGAATCTTTAAAAAACCATATTGATAATGTTGATGTTTTAGCAGGGTTTATAACACATTTATCTAACCCAATGTCTATTGCAGCTAAAGGATTAGTTAGTAGCATTATTTCTTTTAAAAATTTTTTAACAAATAATATTGATGCTAAACAAAGCGCAGTCACAGTTGAAAACGTTAAAGATGTTAAAGAATCTTTAGACAAAGTTACTAAACAATTATTAGAAGATTTAAAAAACAAAACTGATCTTCAAAAAAGTAATGATACATTTGAATCTGTTTTAAACCGGACTAAAAAAGAAAACGAACAAATGAAAATTTTAGTAGACGCTGCTGTAAAAACAGAGTTAGATGCGTCTACTGTTAAAGAAGAGTTAGAAGCAAACAAAGAAAATACTGATCGTTTACAAGCAATGTTAGATTCTAATACAAAACAACTTGAAGCTGATCAAGAATATATTGATGAACAAGTTATAAATTATGAAACAGGCGCTGGTATTAAAATAAGAATATCTAAATCTAATGCGAAAACTATTAGAGATGAAGTAGCTAAGTTTGAAGCTGATCATAAAGATAATTTAGATGACTTTGTAAAACAAGGTGTTAAACAAAAAGACAGAAACGTTTTAATGTATCGTGCAAAAAAGAATGCTTTATTAAATTACGACCATGTTACTGAGTATTATAAAGTTACTGCAAATGTAATGAATGCTATAAAAGTAATTCTTGTTGTTAAAAACGAATTAACATTAGATATAGAAAAGACTTTAGCTAACTTATTAAAAGTTGTAAGTAGTTTACGTATGTATAGTAATACTACAGAGTTAGTAAAAACTAGTGCTTTAATTACACAAGAGTTAGATGACATTGAAAAAGATGTTGAACGTTTAAATAAAAGTTTAGACGAAAAAACAAAAGAAGTTGAGAAATTAAAAGTTGTTGTAAATTCAGCAAAGGCTGCTAATACAGGCGCAAAAAATGCTATAGCAACAAAAAAATTAACAGCGTCAGCAGGTACAAAACCAGTTTATAAAAAAGCAACTAAAGTAAAAGTTGGCGATTTTATTTTAGTAACGGTTGAAGGTAAGGGTTTTGTTGTAGGTCGTATTACAAAAAAAGAAACTAAACGTGGTAGCGAAAATGATCCTATTTCAGGTTTAGTTGAGTATGTAAAAATAGACTATGAACTTTTAGATGGTTCTGGTTTTGAAGGTTTTGATACTTATATTAATCCAATTAAAAAACTTTCACCATCTGAGTTACTTGATGTGTCTAAATATGAATCAACAATTATGACTGTTGATCGTAACGAATATAAAATAACTGAATCTGTTGAAGGTGTTAAAAAAATAAATGAAGAAGCTCTTGCTGCTCAACGTAAAATTATTGACCTTGAACAAGAAAAATCTAAAATACAAGAAGCATTAGAGCCTCTTGGTAAACGTATAGAAGTTCTTAAAGAATCTTTGAATGATGTTAAAACAGGTAAAGTACCAGATAAAGACGTTCAACGTAATACTTTTAGCCGTGCTAAATTTGTAGAAGACTTTGTTGAAAACGGCAGCATGGATGAACTTGTTAAAATTGCTAACTTATACGGAATTAAAGTAGCTGCTACATATGAAGATGAACAAGGTAACCAACAAACTGTAGCTAGTTTAAAACTAATTAAACCAAATCAAGCTAAATTTAAGTTAGTAGATGTTTCATTAACATACACACGTACTGTTGAACAAGGTGTGTTTAGTTTTATATTTGGTTTATTAAAACCAGGAACAGATATAGATGTATTGTTACGAGGTTTAGCTACTACTGATCTTAAAGACTTTGCTATAGTGTGGTCTAAGAAAACAGACGTTGAAGAAAAATATGAAATGCTTATGAATGTTATCAATAAAGCAGGTTTTAGTGATTTAATTAATGTAGATACAATTAAACAATACGGTGGTATTTTTGAAGTCATTGCATTAATTGACAACATTATTGCTAAAGGTTCAAAAGAAACACCAGTAAGTTTAGAAGAAAGTAATTTAACGTTATTAAGAGAAGTTGTATTTTCTAAATTATTAGAACGTAAAGAAGGTACTTTTGCATATCGATTAGATTTATTAAACAAACGATTTGTACAATTAAACGATGATATTAAAAAACTAACAACTATACGTGAAAACGATACAGACAAAACTAAAATAGAAAAACAAATCATTAAAGAAATTATTCTTAAAACTTTAAAAGAAGTTAATCAACAATTACAGTATGATAAAATGTTTGCTTTTATAAAAGCTTATTATTTTTCATTAAACCCAGTAGTGCAAGATGTAAATTTATTTTTAAATTTAGATGCGACGCGTAATTTACTTCCTGAAAAATTAAACAAAGATGAACGTTTAAACATTGTAGAAGCTGCAGATCGTTTAAATACTATTAATAGTTTGTTTATTGAGTTTTTAGAAAATCGTGAAGGATACAAAGCACAAGCTGCGTTAATACTTTCTGAACAAGATGAAAATGAAGAAGGTACATTTAGAGAACAAGTAGTAGCTCGTGTACAAAAATTAGAAGAAAAAAAACAAGAACGTTTTGAAGAACAAGATCGTAAAGAAGAAATAAAAACTGATGTAAAAAAAGATCTTGAAAAAGAAAAAACAGTAGCAAGGCTGAGTGAAAGTATGCCTTTAGAAGTTTTAAGTAATTTATTATTTGACATAACAATTAAAGAAATTGAAGGTAAACAAGATCCATATACTGCTTTAATAAATATTCTTTCTGGTAAGTCGGCAATCTTTATAGAAGATATTACTTTTAAACTTGTCATGTCCAAGTTTGCAGAAAGTACAGATCAAAACTTTAATGAATCAAGTACTGTAGAAGAAGTTGTTTTTAAGAGTTATAACGAATTTCTTAAAAAATATGGCAGACGTTCTGAAGGACATCTGTACTATTTAACTAAACTTGCAGAAGAACTTGTAAGGCTTGCAAATAAAAACGATATTAAAATTGATTTTGATGCACTACGTAATAGTACGGTCGGCAAAAAAGTTAAACTTTATTCTAAACGTGGAGAAACTTATGATAGTACAAGTTACAAAGTACGTTTAATTACATCTATATATAGTGCAGACGAGCCTATTACAATTAAAATAGGTTTACAAAAAGGTGAAGATAGACGTATTAATCGTATGTACTTTGTAGCTGTTAGTGAAGCTGTTTCAGATTACTTAGGTAAGTTAAATCCACTGTACTCTAAAGAAGAATATGATGATTTTGTAAATCGTATTATAAATAAAGACCCTTCTATAAAAGAAGAAATTTATGAAAAAATAAGTAGAGATGCTTTATTTAAATTTATTAGAATGTTTCAAGGGCGTAATCCATTTAACAATAAACATCGTTATTTACGTGATCTTGTTAATGATGGTATTCGTGCAGTTGAAATTAAAGATAAAAATAATCTTACAGAACGTCGTTATACATTAAGCACGGATGTGTATAAAGCTTTAACAATTGCAGACCAAAAGCATTTTGATATTTTAAATGACATTGTTACATTAGGAAATATGCAAGTACTTGTAGACCCAGATAAAGATGATACTGTATTAAATAAATTAACTACAGGGTTAATGAAAACAGTTTGGTTGTTAAACGCTTCTATTGAAGTTGATCGTTACAATAAAAAATCTGTTGATTTAAGAGAGTTAGCATACTTTGAAGAAGAAAAAGATGGACGTATTGCTATTTATATTAAAAAATCTGACCCTAAAGCTGTGCCAGAAAAAACATATTTACTTAATTACGTGTTAAAACGTCACGTTAATATTAAAACTATATACGCAATTATTGATACGCTACGTAAAAATTCTACAAACATGACACCTGCTAAATCTGCACAAGTAGGAAGTAAATTACTTACTGAGTATTATGCTTTAGCACGTCAATATGGACGTAATATTATTTATGATACTATTGATGTATCTAGAGAAAGTTTTAAAGGAACTGACGCAGAGTATGATCTTCTTAACAATGTAGGTTTTAAAATTTTATACGACGGACTTAACACTAAAGAAATATTAGAAACAGTTGTAAACAAAGATAGAACAAGTAACATTAGTATTTATTTACGTTCTAGTATTCATGATGCTTGGGTTAACGCTAAAAATATTTTAAAAGATCCTATTTTAACAATGGACTTTAATGGTACTAAAATACAAAAACCTTCTACAATTGAAGCTGTGTTTATTCTTAGTGTAATTGATCCTTTAAATAAAAAAATTCCAGAAGACATTAAAAAATTATTTGTAGAAAAAATAGCATTTTATCAAGCAACTACTACAAAAGGATTTGCTAAACAAATAAACATTGAAAATTTACAAAATACAGAAACATCTAACATACGCCGTATAAATATTTTAAAAGGTTATAAAGATATGACTCCCGCTATTGAAGAACAAATTAAAACTTTAGAGTTTGAATTAATTGATATACAAGCACGCATTAAATTTTATGAAGATGTAAGTAAAAATATTGAAAATAAAAAAGTAGAAGAACCAAATGAACTTTTTAATTATTTATTAAACAATCCTGAAGAGTTAGAACGTGTGTTTTTTAATACAAAGGGTACAGACGAATATCCTTATGTCATTGCAAAATCAATAGAAAATAATAAGACTACCTATTTTGTTGTTGAACACTATGCTTTAGATGGAACAAGCAATGTAAATGAAAATAATGTAAAAGGTTTACCAAGTTACAATAGTCTTATTGGTGAAGAGATTATTAAAAAGAATGACCAGTCTTTAACATTAGAATTAAATTCAAAATTAAAAACTAAATTATCGGAAAGTAATATAGACTCCTCAAATTTTGATGTGTATAGTTCTAATGATAAATATGTATTAATAATAAATCGTAATAATTTTGAAATAGATTCCTCTTTAAAATACATATTAGAAAATAGTGTTAAAACAAAAAACAATAGAGCGCGAGAAGTTTTTATTGTAACTCCACAACAGTTTACTGATATTTTAGAAATGTCTAATACATTTAAATACGTTAATTATTTTGATTATATTGTAATTAAAGATCCTACTACCGGCAAAATTAAAGGTAAAGTTGAAACAAATATATTAAACGTTAAAAGTAATAAAGGTGGAATCTTAAACGGCTTTATTAATGATTTAGAAAATGTAGAACGTTTAAGAGCTCAACAAGATACAGCAGGTACACCTTTTAAAACTACACAAGAACACTATGATTATGTTGTTGAACGTTTACAAAAGTATGCTGTGTTATTTAAACAATATGCAATTGTGGAACCTGGTAATACGATTGCTTTAGATTATACTAAAACAAATGACTTTAAAAAATTGTTTAGACTTGCTAAAAAAGAATTAGCGTTTAGACGATTTAACGAACTATTAGGATACAAAGGTTATAACCTTGATGTTGTTGGTAAAATATTTTTTGTTAATCAATATATAAAAGATGGGTACGATCTAGATAACCTTGAAAGAGATGTAAGTAAATCAGATCCAAATACATACAACTATTTAACGACCATTAAAATTGGCGATGTTACATTACTTGAAAAAGTTAAAGAAGCTTTAAGCGTTATGCAAAAAGAATACAAAGACTCTGACATCGACTTTGATAACTATAACGACATATACAATAAAGTTTTTTTAAACACACTAGAGCAATTAAAAGATACTACTTATTCTTTTATTACAAAGTTAAAATATATACAAGAAAGTTTTTATAAAAAAATTATTGGTAAACTTGAACAATATTTTACTAGTGGTTTAGAATTTTTTATTACAGCACAAGAAATATCGGCTAGAATAAAAATTTTAAGAGAAGCTAATACAAACTTTATTAATGATAATAATAAGTATAATGAAAATCTAACAATGTTTAATACTGTTAACCGTGTAGAAGAAAGACTTTATGGTATACAAAGATTAAAAGAAATGTTTAATCTTAAACAAACCGATGGTGTTACTTTAGAAACACAAATAGCTAGAAGCGTTAGAAAAACACGTAAATTTTATAAAGAAAAAGTTAAAGAAAGTAACGCAAGAATTAAAGGCACTTCTATTAATTTAAACTGGTCTAACTTACTTTATGTTATTAAGAATAATAAAAATATTTTTGAATACGGAGATTTTAAAAACGAAGATTTAATAAACGCTTTATCGTTTTTTAATATTGATCAAGATACAGTTTTTAATACATTAAAAGATGAAGACTTTTTAGATATTAAAAGACTATTAATATCCGTAGCCGGATCATTTGCCACGTATCTAGGTCAACCAGGCATTACTTTAGAACAATTTGTAGCGGGTATTAAAGCTTTGCCTGAAGATGAATTTCAAAATATATCTTCTTCTTATGAAAAGTTATATAACTTTGGAAAGATGTTTATTGATTTAAAACTTAATAATAACTTAGATAGTATAAATAAGGATGAAGTATTACGTTTACAAGAAATGTTATTGAAGCAAACTATAAGTACTTACTTAACAAAGATTAGTACAAACGCAAGAAAAACCCCTACTGTTCGTTTAGGTGGTGAAGCTTTTATGTTGTATGAAAAAGCTTTAGCAGCAGACCCCAATACTAAAGATACTATCAATTCAATACTAGCTGATTTAATTAAAAAAAATAAAGAAGATGTGGCAGCTTGGTATAAAAAACCTAAAGAAGAATTTAGAACATACACATTAGACGACCCTAACGCAGAAGGCGGAAAAATAGTTACAAGTATGTCTGAAATTATAGTGCAGTTAATTGCACTTGTTCCAGGATTATCTTTTAATAATTTAGATATTAATAAAACAATCGAAAGTATCATAGATAAATTAGAAGATACGATGTTTGGTGCTACTAATAAAGTAGCTGTAATAGACCAAAACACCACTATACCTCAAGTAAAATATGCAAGCGTTAATGAATACTTAGATAATATTCAAGACCCACAAATACGTAATATAACTGAAATGTTTATTAATTTAATTTTTTATCGTGAAAGAAAAAATCAAGTTACTACCGTTGAAATTTTTGAAGAGTACCTAAAAAGTTATAATATAGAAGTTGAGAAATTTAGAACTATTACAGGTGATTTAAATCTTCCTATTGATGATAATGTTTATAAAGTAATGGCTAGCTTTAGAAGTAAAAAATCAGAAGATAAATTTGAAAGTCCTTACGAGTTATATAGTTTAATGAAAATACCTTTACTAAATGATAGTAAAGATTTTATGTCATATTTTAAAAAATTTATATTAGGATACACACATGCTTATGGTAAAGAAATTGAACACGATGAAATAACACGCGTTAATAAAATTAGACAATTTTTTGCTGAAATAGGATTTACTGACTATGAAGAAATTGTAAGATTATTTGAAGTGTACAAAACTGTTGATGACTTAATGATAGTACTAATAAATAAATTTAGTTCTAATGATAATGCTTTTGTCTTTGTTTCATTATTAAATATGATTAAATCTATTTATATTAATCAAAAATTTGAAGGCGCTAAATGGTCTTGGAGTGACGCTGTTGATAGATTTAGAGATAAAGAAATACGTAAAAACATTAAACGTGTTAAAGCTTTAGAAGCTACGGGAACGTTTGAAACAAATCCAAAAAAAGATGTATTTGAAAATAGTATCTTAAGAGATATTTATAATTCTGTCAGTTATTTAATTAACGCAGGTACATATGTAGAAGATATAAACAATAGATTAGATACTATTGTTTTAAAAAATGAAGATGTGCCTGATACAAATGTTACACCTGAACGTAAATATATTTTAACTACACCTAATAATATTAGCAAAATTATATTACAACAAATGCGTGATACTTTTAAAGTTATATTTATACCTAATTCAAATCCAAACTATAATGCAACTGTTGCTAAAATAATTGAACAAGCTTTAGGAGATATTAGTTTTCATTACACAAGTGAACAGTACGCTAAAAATATTGATGAAGTTCCTTCTAGAAATATTGATTACACGGCATTAATGCAACGATATACAAATCTATTAAAGTTAATTAAACCAGAAGTAGAAGATATTAACTTTGTTCGTTTTTTAGAAATAGCTATTGCTATTAATAATATATCTCAACGTAAAGAATTTATTACTATTTATAAAAATGATTTTAAAAAATATGTTGATTCTATAAATGATCCAGAACAATTAAAACGTATAAACCAACAAGTAGAAGACATAGTTAATTATTTTAATTCTCGTCGTCATTTACTTGATGTAACCCCAGAGTTTGTACAAGCAGTTATGGGTTATATTCTTATCAATAAGTTTGACAATAAAACAAAAGCACAAGCACAAACTAGATTGCGTTATCTTGAAGATCAAATAAAAACTATATCAGACGCACAGCAACGTTATAATATTTCAAAGTTAACTAGCCTTGCTAATCAAATTGAAACAGCAGGATCAATTAGAAAAGCTATTAATATTATTTTTCCTAAAGCTGTTTTAGAAGCAATGACTCCTAAGGAAAGAAGTGAAGTAACTAAACGTATTCAAAATATTAATGACCTTACAAAAATTTTAAGCAGTCAATTAAATCTTGATAAAGGGGAAAGACTGTTATGGGATACTATAGAAGAAGGTGTAGCTGGAGATAAAGATTATGATTTTAAAAAATTACCTACAATTGTAAGCTGGGAATTAATTACTAATACTGTCAATAAATTAAAAGAAGAAGCTGTAACATTAACAAATAGATTAGATAGTTTAAAATCTATGTTTAATTTTAGTAATACAGATCTTGCTGCTATAAATAAAAAAGAATTAGAATTATTAACACAAATAAACATTTTAGAATCATCTCAAGTTATTTTAAATAATGAAATAACTACTATTGATAAAGAAGCAAAAGACAGAAAAGAAAAAATTTTAATTGCTGTGTATGAAAATACACCTTCGCTTATTAAAGAATACGAAGAGTTCAATGAAAAATTATTAACAAAGGCTCAAAAAGAAAACCAAGATAAAATAAACAAATTTAAAAATAAAAAGTCTGTTAAGTTTTTTGAACTGTACGATAAAATAAGAGATGATTTAATTGAAGCAAAAACGTGGTTATCTACAAAAGAATATAAAGCATTTGCAAAAATTAGAAATACATATAAAAAAGATACTTTTGAAAATAATGTTAAATCATTAATTGAATTAGGTATTAATATACAAACAGTCGAAGATTATAATAACTTTATTAAAAATGCAGAAGATAAAATTAATACAATTAATACACTTCAAAAAACTTTAATTAATGGAGTTGATCCAAAAGATTCTAAAGTTTCAAAAAAGACCTGGGGTACTTATAGAAAAGGTTATGAATCCATTATTAAAAATAATGAAAATAGAATTGATAACATTAATAAATATTTTACAGACGGTGATAAAATTATTAGTGATACAGAAGATGGTTTAAGTCGTAAAGGAAGACAGTTAGCTATCGCTAGATATCATGTTAATAAAATTCAAAGAGCTTACTATGGAAGTTTTAAAGGTGCTGCTAAAGAAATTGCTGCAAAAGAACAAAAAGATTTAAAAGATTCACTTACACTAGATAAAAAAAGTACGGATATTCTTTTAAAATCACAAAGTGAATACTTAAATAAAGCAGAAAATTATTTAGCACAAGCACAAGATGAATACTTTAATACTTTTGGACTGGAAGATTTTGATAATTATGAAACTGTTATTGATAAAGCTATACAAGATGTTAAAAATAAAAAAGAAACATTTACATTTAAAAAACATGATAGAGCTAATGAGCTTTCATATCGTAAATTTTTGTGGGCAACATACGCGCAACTTAAAATTAATTATGATTTACATAAGTTAGGAATTAATAAAAAAGATATAACAAAAGAACGTTACAAAACAGAATTAAACAAACTTATTTACTTAAAGAAATTTACACTTCAAGGATTATTAACGCTAACTAAACAATTAATTGCTACTATTAATAAAGAAGACAGCAATTATTTAAGTTCTTTTAAAATAAAAAGTAGCTTAAATGTTTTACAAGTTAAAGAAAAACTTGGAAAAGAAGAAGGTTTAAAAGAAATAGAAAGTAAAATAACTTCTTACGAAAAAGAAATTGTTTTAATGTTTGAAAAATTAGAAGAAGCTTCAGATTTAAGAGAAAGTTTTTATCAACAAATAAAAAAAGACTGGGTAGATAGTGGCCGTGAAATACCAAACACTGACAAAACCCAAGCAGAGTTTGATGCCTTTGGAAAAAGTCATCCACTATTTGATAAGTTTAGAGAAGCATTAAATAAAGAAGAAGAAGAATACAGTAAGATTGATTGGAAAAAAAGAAATTTATTAAACGATGATATACTTAAATTTTTAATTGAAAATCCTTATGTAAGAAATCAATTAAATACGTTTATAACAAAAATAAAAAACATAGTTAATAGTAGTACAGAAAGATTATATGTACGTGGTGGAGATGAACCAACTGGTAGCTGGTCAACATCTTTACAAATACCAATAACTTATGTTAGCTCAGAAAAACTTTATTTTGTAAAACAATCTGATTTTAAATCGGACGAAAAAGAATTAGAAAAAAGAAAAAAAGCAAACAGAGGCGTAGCTCAACCTTCTATACAAGAAGGTTTTGAAGTTGTTGGTACAGGAAGTAACGTTACAACTATAGAAATACCAAGAGAAGTTTTATTAGTATTAGAAAGATTATTAGAATTAAAATCATATCCTTTTGACAACATGGATATTAATTCATTTAAACAAAAAGAATATATATTAGATGAACTTAAAAAAGTAGAAGACGCAATTAATAAATCTACTGTTGTAGAAACTACTAAAGATAAATATAGTAAAGACCAATTAAAAGAACTTAAAGGTGAATTTGAAATAACTATAAATAATTTAATTACTAATCAAAAGAATTATGATTTAGAACAGACTATAAAAGCGTTAATAGAATTAAAAAGTCGTATAACAAAAAATAAAGTTAATATTAAAAATAGTAATAATGTCATTAATGTTTTAAAAACAGAAGGTAATCAAGATCCTACTACTGTGTTAAAACGTGTTGCAAAAAAAGTAAGTGCTGAAACAAATAAAGAAATATCAGATGAGTATCTTGCGTCTTACATATTATCAAATGATACTACTTTATATAAAAAAGAACACGATGATTTAATTGCGCAAAGAAAAGAACTAACAGATAAAATTGTTGCTTTAAAAAAAGAAAAAGAAGCATTAAAAGATTACTCTACAGAAGTACCTGCACGTATTGCTAAATTAAATGAGTTATTAGAAAAAGCTGAAAGCGATAAGAAGGGTATACAGAATCGTTATGATAACCTTATAAGTGCTAGAAAAGAAGAAAAGCCTTATGGTAATAGTAATTTAGATACGTATAGAAACTTAAATAAAATTAATGTTGAACAGACTAGTGTTGAGGTTATTGAAAAAATTATTAAAGATGCCGGTCAATATTACATAGGTGGTTATGATAAATTAGTACAACTAATTAAAGATACTAATACTGACGGTGAAAAAAATATAGGGCTACATAATGGTATAACAGATGGTGTTATTACTGCTTTTAATTATATGGCCCAGATGAAAAAAGCAGGTCAAAACTTACCTGAAGAGTTTATTATTTTAGACATGGAAACTGTAACAGATAGTAACGGTAATAAAATTCCATATCAATTAACTATATTAAAATTTAAAAACGTTAAAGGTAAATTATCTTTTGATGTGTTAAATCAATTTATGACAAATCAAATATTTATTGAAGGTAAAACAGAAGAACTTGTAAACGGTAAAGTAGAAACTAAATTGTCTCCTGAATTAACACGGTTTTATGAACAACAAAGACGTATGTATGTAAAAGAAATGGAAGGCTTTAAAGCTTGGGTTAATGCTGACCCAACTAAAACTAAAAAAGTTTGGAGAAATACAGATCAAGATGAGTACTATAATCTTTTAAATAAAACAATAAAAGATGAATTAGATAAACGTATAGATACTACTATTAAGTATGTAATAGGTCAGCGTAATGACATAGAAGTTACCCGTCTTTTTATAAACGAAGTAAACGCAGCGCCTAAAAATGTACCTATTATTGCACATAACGGTGAAGATTTTGACTTTCCTAACTACAATCAATTTATTCAACGTCTTGCTAGTACTTTAAAAGTAAACTTATATTACCAATTAATAAGAGATAACGATCCTAAAGCTATAAGAGAACGCATGGAGTACGCTAGTGTTAACGACGCTGTTACACGTGGAGATGCTGCACGTTTAATTGCTGCTAATAAAAAAGAAATAACTAGAATTAATCAAAAATTAAAAAAAGGTATACCTTTAAACAAAGCTGACTTAACAGCTATAGGTAAGTTTGATCGTGAAATAGAAAACATTTTAATACAAGATGTTATTAAAAATGTTGAAAGTCGTTTAAGTATAGTAACAAATCAAGGTCGTAAAGTAAGTTTATTTACAGGAGAAAAATCACAATATAATACTATAAAAAGTTTAGTACTTGACTACATTAATGAAAAAGATCCTATTAAACGTTTAGATATTAGAAATGCTATATTTAAATATTTTAATGAAGGTTGGATGTTAAGACATAACATACGAGAAGATGCTAAAATTTTAGCTTACACAGATGAGTTATTAAAAATAATGGAAGAAGAATTTACTGCACAGATACAACAAGGTGTAGATAGTATTGCTGGTGATCCTAAATTAACAAGCGTAAGACAGTTAATTACAGACGCTGTTAAAGAAGAATTAAACATCGCTGATGATCAAGTAACAGACTTTAATTATAACGAAGCAAATACTTCAATTGATTTACAAGTACAACAAGTACTTAGATTTATTGCTTTTATTGAAACTTCTGGTAGAAAGTCTCATAAAGAAAAACTAACAGAGTTAGCTACTGACCAAGCAAAAACATTAAAAGAATATAAAGAAGTAGAAAAAACAATTGAAGATTTAACAAAGAAAGTAGAAGATGGTGTTGTTAAAAAAGAAACTCTTTTTGAAATTCTTAGAAAAACCTCTAAAAAGTTACAAGAGATTACAAAAAATACAACGTATAGAATTAATAAAGTTCTAAAAGAAAAACTTAATGAAGATAAATATGGTTATAGTTCTACGAATATAACAAACTATAGTCTATTAAAAATAGAATTAGATAACTTACAATTAGAATTAAACAACAGTGTGCAAGCTTTAGAAAAGTTAATGAGCATAATTGAAGAAAGTCCTAATGGAAAAATAGATATTGAATCTACTGAAGTTAAAAAACTTTTAGCTACATTTATTGATTCTACTATTATAAGCATCAAGGATGCTGCAGAAAAAAATAAAATATTAGACGCTTATAATAAACGTAGTCAAGAACTTACTACTATGATTACTCTTTTAAACAACGGTAAAGTTGCAGCAAGTTCTACGTTTGATAAAAAAATAGAAGATATAATAAATCAAAAGACTGAAGAGTTTAAAGCTTTAGCAATTGTTAAGCTTCAAGAATTAGTAGAGACTTGGAATAACATTGGACCTGAAGTACTAGGTGCTGACTTTAAAAAAATTCCTGATTTAAAAATTGATGATGCTGATTTAATTAATATCTTAAATAAATTTTTTAATATATTAAAATTAAAAGAAAACACAAATATTATTCAAGACAAACGATTTGCTAACTTAGTAGAATTGTTTAGTAAAAATAAAGGTGTGACAAAATTACTTAGTTTATTAAAAGAAAAAGATAATCTTGTTGGAAAAATAGATACTTTAAACATGCGTACACTTGTTGCATTAGCTATTAAAGATGAATTAGATTACGTTAATAACAATATTGATTTATTAAACCGTTTAAAATTTGACAGAAAACAAACTGATTTAGAAGTTAACACAGAAGCAGTTACTAATAAGTTTGTAGAAGTTTTAAGCAGAGTTAAGAAACTTGATGCAATTAAAAAAGAAATGGAATTTGATCACATTTATACTATTTTAAATGGCGGTAAAGTAAACATTGAAAACCTAGCAAAAGAAGAACGTTTAGATTCATTAGAAAATTTAGCTAATCAAAAAGAAGGGTTAGAGTTTATTCAACAATTAAACATTCCTAACGTAACCCGTGTGTATAAAGATGTACATGAAGGTGTAGATCGTAAAGCACTGGTTATTAAAGAAGATGTTGCTTTAATAAGAAGACCTACAGAAAACTTTTTTATCGTTAATTTATTTGATAATTTTAATGGCGTTGTTAATAGTTATAAGTTTAGTTTAAAAGGTGGTAAAGTATCCTTTGAATTTAATTACACTTATATTGAAGCTGGTAAAACATTAGAAGTTAAAACAATTAAACTACAAGGACCTAAAGAAGATGAAGATATTAACGATTGGTTAAAACGTTTCTTTAATTACAAAGATGCTAAGGGTCAAGTAAAACTTGGTCATACTAAACTACCACAAAATATTGTGTATTTAGAAGATGGTGTAGACCACAGCTTTGAAAGTATTAAACGTGTGTTATCACATTATGAAAAATACAGAAAGCTTGGCTTATTTGAATTAAATGATGAAGGTGTTAGAGGTGGTAAGGTTCTTACAGAAAAGTTTTTAAAAGACGAAGTCTTTGATGATGCTATACCTGATACTGTTTTAGAAGTTATTAACATGACTCAAGTACTAAAAAATAGATTCTTTAGATTTTTAGATGTTCATAACTATGCACGTAAAAAAGAAAAAATAAATAACACTAAAACAATTTACCAAGGATTAGCAGATCGTACACTTTCTAGATTTGTAAGCAATGACCCAAGTAAATACTTGTTATTAGTACCTTCTACTTATAGTGCAAACATGGTTATAGATTGGACCAGTGAGGGTGCCAGCAAGATTGGAGTCTTGCTTGATTTAGAAAAATCTGCAGAAGGAAGTTCCGGTAAATCTGTACCTATATATTTACCTACTAACGTAGATATGCCACATACACTTAACACAAATCCTGCTCGTATTATTTTACCTTACAATAAACAATATTTAGAGTATACACCGTATGGTTTAATTAATAACATCTACAGTTTTGAAGACAAGTTAAATAGATCTGTAAAATTTGAAGAGCTTTTAGAATTATATTTTGAACAAGCTATTAAAGATAACCCTGCTACGGGTGATTTATTAACTGATTTATTAGAACGAAGAGCAGAAAATGGCACACTTATTAATACGTTTACTCCTAATCAATTGACAGAAAAACAATTTGAATTTTATAAACGAAACATATTTCACAAGATAGGTATGAATTTAGAAATAGGCTTTATGGATATGCCTGCGGCTTATGAAGACGCACTTATTATAGATAGAAAAGTAGCTAAAATTTTAGGTGCTAATGAAGGCTGGAAAATTTGGTTAGGCATGTGGGGATTTAAAGGTGCTATTCGTTTTGAAGATGGGATACGTGAAAAGTTTGGTGTTAGTATTATTGCTAATAAATCTTCGGTACAACAACGTGGTGCTGGGGGTGCTGTACTAGAACAAACGATGAATAGTATTAGAAAATATTTAGTTAATTCTGAGTTACAAAAACGTGGTAAAGAATTATTAGATAATCCTAATAAAACATCTGCTATTTTAAATAAAGCGTTTATTAAAAAATATGGTTTAACTGAACGTGCCTTACGTATACTTGCGTCTAAAGACAAAGAATTAAAAGATTTATTTGTTATTAAAGAAGGAAAAATTATCCTTGATTCTGGTGAAGATTATTATAATATTCTATTAGATTTATTTGGCGAAGACTCTGTCAATAAAGTAAAAATATTTAGTGATCTTACTTATGATGTTATTACAGAAGACATTACTATAGAACGTGTTACAGACAAAGGTGATGTTGTAATTGATAACTTTAAAGGTTTAGACATACAACGCGGTGAAATCTATGTGATTGCTGATGCTGATCACACCGCAGAAAAGATGTCTGTAAACGCAAGGCTTAACAGTAACCCTGAGTTAGCAATATTTAATCGTGATATAAAAGGTAACGTTGAAGGCGGTGTACCTGTAACGCCTTCTTTTGTTGCAATTTTAGGTATGAAAGGTGTAGACTTTAAAGTTTTATTAGATCAAGACTTTAGAAAAGAAATAAGTATTTACTCAGAAATTCAAAGCTATGGCATTGAAAAGTTCCTTGAAGCTTATGCTATTAAATTAAGTAATGGCAATTACGATATTAAAAAAACCGTAGATAATATTAAAGCAAGATCAGAAACACCTTTAATTGATAACGCACAAGAGTACATGATGTTCTTTAACATGCGTCTTGAAAGCAACGCAAAAGATAAATCATGGTTTGATATTAAATTAAAAGAAATTAATTTAGCTTCACGGAATCGTGCTCAAGAATTTTTAACATCTGACTCAGGTGCTATCTATACATATTTATATCGTAAACACCCTGGTGTTAGACAACAATTACTTGCCAACATTGATTTAAGTTTAGGTAATTTACGAACTTCTAGAGACTCTTGGGAAACTTTAAGTAAAAAGAAAGACTGGTTACAACTAGAAAAACTTGACGAAACCACCTGGTTAAAACTTATTAACGCTTTTAATTACACTGCAAAGAAACAAAATTTTAGTGGTATTAATGTCAAAGATACAGGATTAAATTACGAAATAAGTTTAAAAAACAAAGAAGAACTAGAAGCATTTATTATTCATTTACATAAACAAGGCATGACTAATGACAGTATTAACGGTGTTGAAAATATTTTATACACTGTTAATAAAAACAATACTATTAGCTTTTATAAGAATAAGTTAGGGCGTAAATTTGGTTGGGTACTAACAGCACGGTGGCCTATCCAAGATGCTAACTCTACACCTACTTTAAAAATTATAGGTTACCACGACCACGCAGCTATTGAAGCTAACCCATATATGTACAAAATGATGGGTGCTGATAACGATGGTGATACTATTGGTATGATTGCTTTAAGCCAACAACAATTTATTGATGGACGTTTTGATCGAGATGATGCCACTAAAGAATCTTATTACGATGAAGGGTACTTTACTTGGGACCCAATTAAAAAAGAAAGAAGATATGTAGAAGGCTACTTAGAAAAAATACGTAAAGAATTAATACCTGATGTTAAAACCAATAAACGTATTCAAAACATTGGTTATGAATATACTTCTGTAGGTAAATCCGTTTTTGAAAAAATACGAACAACATATAAATGGTCAGAATTATATGGTTCTTTATACGAAGGTATTCAAAAAGATATTAACAATCTTGTTATACCAGAAACTTTAGACTGGACTGAAACTGAACAAAAAGAATTTTTAAACGTTGCAATAAGAAAACTTTTTAACTTAAACACAGCGCCTGACTTTGAATTAAAAGACTACAAAGATCCAGCTGCAGTTAAAAAAGCATTAGAAGATAAAAGATATTTCAATATTGCTGCACGTTCTTATTTATTCCAAAAAATTATTGATGCTAAAAAATATGATTTAACACAATATGTTAGCCGTAAAGATTTTAATGTTGTTAATGGTGAAGTTTTAGAAAAACATTTATCAGTTAAAGATAAAGAATATATTATTAAAACGGGCGTAGATGAAATTATTAGAAACCGAAAAGAAAAAGCTAACGCTGAAATAATAAAAAAAGTATTCTTTAGAAAATTATACAGTGTTGGACGTAATGAAACGGTTACACGTTTCCAAGGATCTAAAGTCGGTATTCTTATATTCGGTGGTGTAAGAAAAATTCAAACTTCTAAATCTACGTTAAGCATATTCCCAAATATTAATAGAGATCAAACAGGTAATGTTTGGAATAGTTTTAAAGATCCTTTAAGAAATATTGTTTCTGTAGATTCATTAACGTTAACATTTGAAAAAGTATTGGGTACATTTAGAAACACAATATATTCAACTGCTTTAAAAGATCAAGAAGCAGGATTAAGTTTTGAAGATCTTAAAGAAAAAATTAACAAAGACGCTAATAATTTTGCTAAACAAATGTTACCTAATTTTACTGATCAAGTTTACAACGGTTGGTTTAAAGAAGTTGCGTATAACCCAGAAACAAAAATTTATATAGATGCAGTAGATGCAGTTAAACATAAAGATTATTTTAAACAAGATGCAGAAGATGTACTTGTTTTCTTATATAAAAAATTATATGCTGCTGCTTTAGTTGTTAAAGAATTAACTTCATTTGCGGAAGTAATGAGTGGTCCTAATAAAGTTGATGCTGTAGTAAGACACTTTGATACGTTCTATAAAAATGCAACTTCATTAAACCCACACTATTTAGAGTTTATTAAAAAGTATAAAGGCTATCAAAAGAACGGTATTGTTGTAGATAAATTTGACGAAGTAGATGAACAATACTTATATGTATTTTATTTTTCAAGAAACGAAGATGCTATTCGTGAATTTAAAAAAGCTATAAATCCTAAAGCTAAAAAGAAAACTAAAGAAAAATTAGAAAACGTAATACAAAGACACGCCTCTAATTATTTAAATCAATCTATTGTTGATCGTGGTACTATAGGTACTCAATCTATAGAAGCTAATAACATTATTGGTATTGCTAAACATGGACCTATTCGTATGCTTGTAAGTGAATATTTACGTGCGTTTAAAAACCGTGTATTAGCAAGTGCTAACAAAGTAGGTATAAGAGACATTACACTTGGTGTTGATGATGACCACGATAATGCAATTGCTATTGGTATGGATAAAGATACTTTTGAAATGGAAGAATTATTAATAGAAGATAAAGAGTTAAAAGCTTTAAAAGAAAAACGTATTGAAATTAAAAGTACACAATTACAAGGTAGCTATAGATCAGAAGCAAGCGCATTAAACGCCGCAAATTTATTAATAAATGAATACTCTAAAAAAGAAATGTTCGGTGACATTTACGTACCAGACTCAGTTTATAATCAGTACTTAAATATAATTGTTGAAGTTTCAAAAATATTTAATCAAGAAAAAGATTTAGAAAAAGCTTTAGATAAAACTATTACAATTAATGGCCAACAAGATTCAGTTAATAATTTTTTAGGAAGATTAGTTTCTTTACGTATTGTTGGCTTCCGTTTATTCCGTATCTTTAATATGGCTTACGGAACCTTTAAAGAAATAGAAGCAAGATATGCAGTTACTTCAGATAGTAATGCTAAATTAGATATGAAAGAAATTCGTTTATTAGCTGACAGTTATTTTCTTTATAAAACTATTATAGAATCTTTGGGTTATAAACAACGTATATACATAAGAGAGTTATTACCATCTAAATATCAACACGCTAAAGATTTCTTTTTAGGATCTAAAGAAGTTGATGTAGAGTACGTTACAATTGGAGAAGAAGGGCAAACATCTCAACGTATTAATACAGTTAAGAATAGTACAAGCACACGTGCAACAAAAGATAACTTACATATTATTGCAAGTAAATTAAGTAATCCTTATGGGAATGATTACAATGAAGCACTTGCAAGTATTTCGAAAGCTTCTGATTTAGAAACTGAATCTGTTAGTCAGTTTTTAAAAGATGAAAATTTAGATGTACTAAAAGATCCTATTACTATTGAAGAATTAATAGAACAAATAACAGATTCATTTAAAGAATTTAAATCATTAAAAAATGAAAAGGAAAAATCTTATAACAACCGTTCTAAAGAAAGTGTTAACGACCAAATAAGTAGACTCGTTAGTAACGAATTAGCATTTTATAAAATTGAAAATTTAGTAAGAGAAATACGCACAGCGCAAATATCTTTAAAAGAAAACAACGATGAATTGTATATTAACCAAAGCAAATTAAAACAACTTGCGGGTAAACTTGTTACATCAAAAAAAGAACAAGAAGATATTATTTTATCTATTGAGCAAATAGAAAAATTAGATTTAAAAGATTCGTTAAAGTATTTTAAGAATCGTTTAAAAGAATTATTAGAAAAGAAACGAGAAATTCAAATGGGTGCATTAAGCAAATCATTTGCTCGTAATTTTACAAGCGGTATCTTTTTATTACACACACCTGAAGGTGAAACAATTGAAATGATTAAAGATGGTGTTCCAAGATATTTTGGTGACACACCTACATTAACTAGTACTGATATCAATCGTTTTAAAAATACTAACATAATGAATATGGATAAACTTATCTATCCTTTAATTAGCGCTGCTTCTATTTTTAAAAAAGATATTGTTTTACTAGATGGCAATGGTAATAAAACAACTAAACGTGTATATGATGTAAAAGAATTCTATGAATACTTAGTATCTAATAGAGACTTTATTCGTTTAGTTGTACAAAAAGATGCTTATAATACTGAAGGACTCGCTAAAAAAGTTGGTGATTTATTTGTTAAAGATGATCCTACTTGGGAAAATAAATCAAGATGGGATAAGTTTTTGGGAAGACGTAAACATTCTAAAGATATTAAATTTAAATCTTTCCAAGAAATTATTGATTATGTTAAAGAATTAAATGCTCCTATTAAAAAGTCTTATACTTTTGAAACACCTATTAATAAAATTATATTTAAAGGTAAAGAATATACATCCGTTGATTTAAATGGTATTGATTTAGGATCTGATATATCACCTACATTAAAAGAAATAAACATTAAAAATTGGAAAGAATTAAAAGGACTTTTAAAATTGCTTGAAGATAAACTAGCGCAAGGTGAAGTACTTAACATAGGTCTTGTTACTATTGATAACTTAATGTCTTCTTATGAAACTGCTTATAAACCATTTAAATTTACAGGTCCATTATCAACTTGGTTAGGACAGTTACAATATCTTGAAAAGTTATTAATGCGTTTTAATTATGGTTTTATTATGCGTAACATGTTAGATACTTGGTTACAGTTATACAGTGAAATTTATAAAGACTTTGATATATATGGCACATTAAAAAACAATAAAGAAATTATACGTATTATGGGTTTAACTTTTGATGTGTATAATATGTATCAAGATATATCTGAAGAACGTATTCTTACTTTATTAGAAGTAAAATCATCATATGATAAATTAAATAAATTACTATTAAATAAAACTGCAATAACTAAAGAACAAGTATTAGATGTTATACAAAACTTTTTAAATATTAGATATAGAATTAATGGTTACGTTGAAGGTGCTCAATCATTAAAACAAGATGAGTTAAAAAATAGAATTAAATATCGTTTAGAAAATAATGCTTTAGTATACCAAAAAGATTTAGACAGTGTATTAAAATTTTTATTAGAAGACGTTGTTGGTGTTAAGTCTATTGAAGATTTAAGTAAAGTATCAAATGATACTACTTACCAATTAAAAAATAAAGATGGTGTGTTAGCTATATTAAATCGTACAAGCATACGTGATTCTGTTAACTTTTTATTAGATATACGCTTTGCAGAATACTTTACTTTATATGACAACTTAAAATTTGGAGAAGATAAAGGTAATATTTATAGGGCACGTATTGAAAAACGTTTGAAAAAATATACTAAGTATAAAGATGTAGATGGTAACCCTATTTATAATGCTGATTATAATGACTTAAAAAATATCTTATTTGAAATCAGTGCCTTTATGCAAACGAATGCACAGATTGATACGTATCGTCAAGAAAGTTTTGCTTACTTAAGAGATCTTGTAAGTCAACGCGTAGCTTTAGATGCTAATGATTTTTCTACACGATCATTTAAAGAAGTGTATAACGAGATAGAAGAACAGCGTACTGGTACTTCTAATAAAACTTTGTTTGGTAAATTATTAAGAATTACAAAAGCTGGTTATAAGTTTTTTTATGAAGACTTAAATACTGATACAGAAAACGTAGGTCGTATTGCAGGTTACTTACTTGATAGACAGTTACGTGGTTACAATTTCCAAGAATCTGTTAATAATTCTCTTAAACGTTTCTTTAATTATGGCTTACGTAGTCCTTTAGAAATGCAATTACTTGCTGACATTCCATACTTATCATTCCCTGTTCGTTCTATTAAGAACTGGATTGATCGTATTACGGACCCACGTATTGTTGTTTTATTAAGCGACGTTATCGATGGTGTTTATGGTCAATACGCAGATGAAGAAGGACAGTATAGTGAATTTGAATTATTAGAAATGCAAAGTGGTTGGATACGTGTTAGTAAAAATTTTGGGTTGCGTATTGGATTAGGTTTATATGATGTTCAAAATATTTTAAGTGATCCTAGTGCAGCTTTAGTGGGAAGACAAAGGCCTTTATTAAAAGGTATTGCTAAATTTTTAGAAACAAGAGATGTTATGCAAAGCATTAGACAGCTTGCTATTGCAGGACCAATAACTAGAGTACTTAATGCATTACCTATGAGAGAAAATTTACAACAATCTAAACTTAAACCATTTGTTTCTAGACAACCTTATACTCCTGTAACTACAATACCTTTAGTTTATACTGTTCAAAATTATGAAAAGTATACACCGCGTAGATATCGTTACGGACGTAATGGCCGTTGGGCTAAATATGAAAACATATACAGAGATTGGTTTAATAAGTTTGGACGTATGCGTAGACCTACTACTAACCCATATCGTTTAGTTAAGAACATTCAATGGAGACAGTACGTACGATACAGGCAATCACAAGCTATGATATTAAAATAAATAAACCAGCATATAAGTAATCAGCTTATATGCTTGGTATTATTTAGTACCATTTAGAAAGAGGGGGTGGATGTATTAACTTGTTGGTACAAAACAAGTTAACCTAACTAAACTTTTTGGTGGAGTAGGTGGGAGTTGAACCCACGTTACAATCTTTAGCCCATAAGGTTTATAGATTGTCTTACCCGACTACCCCAATAAAAAGTTTAGTTAGAAAGCCCGTAACGTGGGCTAGACGATAACATTAATTTAGTTTGTTATTAACTTTTTTATCTGCTAATTGTTCAGCATATTCTTCGTTAATAATATCTTGAAGTTCGTCATTAGCAATTTCTGATTGTTCATTAGCAATTTCTGATTGTTCATTTAATACTTCATTTAAAATTTCTTGTTGTTCATTAAGTAATAAAGTTTCCATATCAATTTTTAAACCTGCTTTTTGTAGAATTTGTTGAAGTTTTTCAATAGACTTTGCTTGATAAATAACTCCGTTGTATTCAAATTTAAACATTTTATTTTCTCCTTTCTTTTAATTTTATATTGATAGAAATACTAATATAACTAGGACTATTAGGAAGATGTGTTTCAGTATTTAAATATTGAACAGCATCATCTATGTTGTCTGATAGTATAATAGTATGTATATCTTTTGTAGTTAACGGCATGAAGTTTGTATTAATTTCTACAGTATCTATATCATACTGTGATAATACTGTTTGGATATAAGTTAAACTAAGCACTTCATTATTAATTTTAAATTGATTTATATTTGTTAAATCAATTACTGATAAAAATTCTTTTACATTCACTGTACTCCTTTCAAAGTTAAAAGGCATACTACCAAGCGGTATGCCAGCGCAATTTTACCTAGTTTTTAACTTGCATCTTCTTGATGTTATTAAGAAGTATAGCTTCGATTGCTTTCAGCTCATCTTCGTTTAAGTCTTCGAGCTTACGACCACGTAGTTCTAATTGAACAAACGGGATCATATCGTTGGTCTTTGCAATTTGTCTAAGACTTGTTGCAATTTCAGCTTTACTACGTGTGGGTAAAGTAGCATCGGCTGTAAACAAGTCAAAGATTTCTTGACCTGTCTTTGGTGTAGCCATTTCATACACAGGTTTTAAACCAGGTATACCTTTGTCAACGATTAAGTTGTGGCTAATCTTGTCGATGTTAAATACAATATCAAAATCGTATTCAACATTGTCACGAAGTTCAGGCTTTAAGCCATAAGACTTTGGTGTTGCCTTACCATTTTCACCAGTCACTAATGCAGTGTCTGTCTTTGCACGAGCTGTGACAAAGATATGTTTAGGTGAAGATAAGATAGAGTCAATCATCTTATTGAACTTAGTTGTAAAGTCTTGCCAGTTAGTATATGAGTTACCACCTAGCTTATCCTTCATTGCTTTTTGATCTAAGATGCCACCTTCTTTAACCCAGAAGTGGGTAATGGAGTCGATGATAATAACATCAACTTGTTCCATCGTATTGAGTTCGGCTAGCATGGTCACTAACTTTTCAGTAAAGTATGGCGGATCAATCTTAAGATAGTTATATAAACCAATCTTATTGTAGAGTGCGCCTCGACCAAACTCAGTGTCGATCAAGACTATGTGTTTGTATGCTTCAGCTTCAGTACATTTACGTATGTTCATGACTGCACCCACAGCTAGATACAAAGAGCTGAGAGTTTTGCCACTATAGGTTGGTCCGTAAGACATTACCTTAATGGGCTTAAGAATTTTGACGGCTGACTGCAAAACTATTGGCATTGTTTTTCCTCCTTATGCCTTAATAAAAGGGGGAGGGTTAGTCCCCCTGTTTTATTACTTTCTTAAAACGGCTTTGACACTATCCTTGGTTAAGGTTTCTTTCATAAAGTCATCTATGTTCTGACCATTATTAAGAAGATGTTGTTTAACTTTAGTAGCATCGAGTGTCTTTCGGTTTTGTGGGTGTACATAGTTAATTGTGTATTGATCGTTATAAAAACTGTAGTCTTTTTGTGCTGCCATTTTTTCTCTAACTTTATCTAACAACACATCAAGCTCACTTTCTAATTTAGATATCACACCTTTGTGTGTATCAAGTTCGTTTAGTATTTGACCAATTAATTGTTCATCAGAACCAGCAACAACGGTGTTAGGTTTAACATAATTAAATGTAGCATCACCTCGTTGGTTTGTTTCTAATAAAGCTTTGACTTGATCAAAGTCTACAAGGTATACATCTTTAACATATAGTTTAGTTCCAGTGTAATGGAATACTTTAAGTTTATTAAAGTAGTAACTCATCACGTCACCTTTACATAACATATAGTTATAAATACTAAGTTGCCATGCGACTGCATCTATGTGTAGACTAGATGTAGTTTTAAAGTCGGCAATAATATTGTCAGGTCCATCGACATATTGTAAGTCAACGGTACCGGCAATCTTGTAGGTTGTGTCATAAACAATTTGTTCTGACTTAACTGTCATAGGTTCTATACCACGGGTCTTGATGTAGTTGTCAAACATATCAACTTCATTGATTGTTCCTAACATACTTTTGTCTCCGTTAATATATAACTCTAAATGTTTGTGAATAGCTTTACCTTTAGCTGCGGCTTTCTCTAATATGTCGGCAGGTATTCCTTCATAGTTTACGGATAGTCCATACTTTTTAATAAGCTGGGTTACGCTTATGTATTCAATACCTTCGTGTGAATACTTATGTGTCTTGTCATTAAACTCCATGCCACTCATCCTTTTCTGACCATTTGGTCTTGGTGTATTCTACATCACTAATGATATCAACAGCAGTCATGCTATGTGTCATTAAGTTTTGTATATATTTTACTTCTTCTTTAAGCTGGGCTTCAGGGATATCAGAACATACAAATCCTAATTCATCATGCACTGTAATCATAAACTTCCAGTGTGGTTTAGATTTAATATACTCATAGATCTCTCTGAGCTTTAGTAATAGAATGTCTGCGCCACTACCTTGCACCAACCAGTTTTGTAGTTGATGTTTGTTGCGGCTAAAGTATCGACGCAGTAATAGGTTAGGGATATTGTCCGTGATATAAACACGGTTACTAATCCACTTACCAAAGGCGACAACACCAGCAAAAGCTTTACGATAACCTTGTACTAATGCTTGTGCAGTAGGAAAGTCTACCTTTAATGCTTGTTGAATCTTAGGTGCAGCAGCGCCATAGTTAACTGCGAAGTTCGTACGCTTACCGAGTTGTCGGTATTTCTTCCAGTCAGCATGTGTTTCATCGATGCCTGGGAATGCGTTCTTTGTAGTCAAGCCATGTAAGTCAGTGGGCTTCCACTCTTTAGTTTGGTCTTCTTCAAGATAGTATTTACCATCTCGTTGTATACATTTGTATGGTGTAAAAGCGCGGACCATGTTAATGTCTGGCTCACCATTTACAATGTTAGTCCATTCACATTGCAAGCGTAGTTCCATTTGACTGTAGTCAAAGTAGAACATGTACTTGTCTTTGCTTGGGACTACAAACCAACTACGAATATTAACTTCTGTTCCATCGGCTAATGTAATTGGTTCTTTAGGGAACTGTTGGAAGTCAGAAGATAAACGACCTGTAATAGTACCGGCTAAGTTGTATTGGGTAAAGACACGGTACTCACCGTTGAATATTGTAAGCTTATCTAATATAGAACGAACATAGGTATTAAGATACTTATCTAATTTAGCTATGTAATTTGCTGCTTTAGCAGCTGGAGATACATCTTCGATCTCACTACGTGTTTCTTTATCAGAGCTTTCTAATTGTTCACCGGATTCATATTCGTATAAGTCTTTAAGCTTAGCGTGTTGACCAATGGATAACTCAGTGTTCGTTCTTGTATCAACAATCTTTGTCTTAGATAATTCATCTACGATTTTAGCTCTATCTTTAAGTACTTGTTTAACGTCGACAGTAAGACCTTGACGTTCCATCACAACAAGTGGATAGGTTGCATTACTAATACGTTTAAGTGTTTCAACTTGTTGAAGTTGTACCACTTTAGGGAACCATAGTTTAAGTAAACCATGGGTCAATCTAATATCAGTAAGACCATAAGTCACAACGTTAGAACATTGTTCATAGGTTGGTTCTGGATTAGCTTGTAAGAATTGTTTTCTTATTGCTGTGTATTGTGGATACAAATGAAATACTTTATTCCAATCGCTATATATATGGTTAAGTGTTTTGGTTTGATTAGTAGCAGATTGTTTTGTATCCCATAAGTTATTGGCTGTAAAATAATCTTTCATCTTTTGTTTGTGTTCAGACACAAGTCGGCTAAGTTCCATTTTCAATGAACGTTCTTCTTGGTTAGAATCAATACCTAAGTATCGAACACCTAGTGTTTTTAACGCAACAGAAAATGTTTTGTCTGTTTGAATGTCATGGTCTAGTACTAGTCTGGCTAATACAGCGGTATCAATGAAGTTTTTATTACTAAATAACTTTGAATCGATACCATGATTGATGGCCATGTGCACGTCAAACTTAATGTTATGTCCGACAATCGTTTGAATACTATTCAAATGTTGTACAAACATATCACGACTTGCAGTATCTTTCACGTGAAACCATTTGGTTTCTAATAGTTCTAAGTTGTGATCAACCAATCCATATTGAAACATAAACGGCTTGTCGGAAATGATATTGAGACCTGAGGTTTCAGTATCATAGATAAGATATTTGACCATACAGGTCCCCTTTCATCTTAGTTTTACTAAGTTACTATACTGTGCTTTGAATTTTTCTTGGCACAATTCAAATGCGTATTCGTCATAACTATCTTTAAGTAATAAAACATTGACAGTTACTTCTCTTGTTTGACCACGTCTACATATACGTGCGTTTGTTTGTATCCATTTTTCTGTGTCCCATATTGGACTGAACCAGAATATATCTTTGCAATCACTGTACTGTAGGTTAAGTCCGTGTGCTGCACTGAATGGACTAAGGATACCAATTTTTATTTTGTTGGCATTCCAATCTTCGAAATCTTCTTTGTTAGATAACAATCGTGTGCCAGGTATCTTAAGTAATTGTTCTTTATCAAATACATATGTATATGTAATTAATATTGGCGTAGTAATTGTACTAATGCGTTGCATTAATACTCGGATCTTTAGTTCATTAAGATGAACAACTTGATCTTGGTTATACACATTACCACTAGCTATCTGGTTAATCTTATTAATCAACTGAGTCTTACTAAAAGCAATAAGATTATTTCCGTTATCAAGTTTGATAATGAAGTCTTGTTTAAATTGTTTTAACAGTTGTTCAGTGATTGGGTCTGGTTTAATAATAAGTTTCTTGACAATAGGCTCTGGAAACAATGGTTGGTCTGGCTCAGGTATACTGGTTGATACATCTTTGATAAGGTTTAGAATATGATTGGTCGCTTCAATAGAATATTGATAACGATTCTGCCCATTCATTAATGGTACAGGTATAGCATAGTTAGTTCTAAACTCTGTGATGGTATATCCTAAGCGTTGACCACCGTCTAGTAAATAGATGGGTGCCCATATGTCTTCTATATTTTTAGGTGTTGGTGTGGCAGACAGAATCATAACGTTTTTGATTTGATGTGCCCACTTCTTAATAAGTTTAAACCTTTGTGAACGATAGTTCTTAAACAAACTTACTTCGTCAATGATTAATAGATCGAAACGATCAATCAATTGTTGTTCGTCGTAGTGTAATTTAACACCTTGTTTGCCATAAGACTTACGTTTAACATCGGTGGTATGACTGATGTACCAGTCAATCATTTCGGTATTCATTCCGAAGATATCGAACTGTTGATTAACAACTTGTATACGATCTTCTTCTTTAAGTTTACCTGTAATATATCCGTAAGATATTTTATCTTTGTACCACTTATTTATTTCGCCTATCCATGAAGATTCAATCACGTTTTTTGTACTTATAAGTAACGTTCTTGGTTTGGTAGGAGCAGCCATTATTTTATCTAAACACATTTTAGTTTTACCATACCCTGTATATAACAGATAGGCGTGTTTCATAATGTCTTTCCTTTCTTTAAGAAAGCGGTTTACCTATACACCGCAAGGTTTTGTATTATTTAGAATGGTAATTCAACTTGTTCTGTTTGAATCGTTGTGGTTTCTAACACTGGTTTATCTTTGAAAGAAATACCGTGTTGAGTTTTGCCAGCGTTCTTACCAGTTTTTGATACGTAGTTATAGATAGTAACTTTATAACTGGAACCGATTGCACTGTTAGCAATTTCTAATAGTGATGTAGTATCTTTAACTGGGATTGTAGCTAACGCTTTGATCCAGTTGATTAACGTACCATCTAAATCAGTTGTGCCACGTAAGTGGTAGTTGTAAAAGAAATTAAATTTCTTCTTGTTGATTTCAACAGTGACGAATTGATAAGCTTCTTCTTCGGTGAAGCCTAACACTTTAGCAACATAACTTCCAGGTGCCAACACTTCGTTGACAATACCACCTTGGGTCTTGGCAGTGTTTGCGTCCTTAATTAGAATGTCTTTTAATGAAGGTTTGTTCATTGTTTTTCTCCTTGTTTTTCTTTCAGTATAACTACGAGTTGATCGATCTCATCGGGTGTGAGTTTAGATACAAGCTTATGTAGTTTCGATAACGCCGTTTCTGGTTCGGCTATGTAAATAGGCGTGGTCTTAAATAGATTATACAAATCTTGCGGTGTCTTTTTATGTTTGACAAAGAAATCATTGAGGTCTTCGGCGTCGCCTAAACCTAAGTCAATGACTTTAACTTTGCACTTAAAACGTTCCGTAAGTATTTGCGCATCTTGTTTTGCACCAGCTCTACCTGCTTCATCACAGTCATAAACCAAGACAACATTTTTGTTCTCTAGATTTTTACCTCCGATGATATAAGACTTAGCACCACCAAGCTTAGCAACTGCATTGGTAATACCTTGGGATCGTGCTGTTAGCATATCCTTTTCGCCTTCACAAATAATGATTGTGTTGTTAGCTTGAACAACATCATAAGGTGTTAGCATTCCTGAGAATACACCTGGACCATACTTGTACTTAGCAGCAGTAGCATTGTGATTAGATAAACCTGGATTGTTAAACCAAGTTGTACCTACTCTAACTCCATTCCATTTGTGTTCGTACATTAACTTACCTGTGGATGCCATAAAGAAATTATCTTTTATGATTGCATCACTAAGGCCTATGCCTTTAAGGTAGTTGTTTTGTTCTTCACTAATTGGATTCTTGTTATACTTATACTCTTCTGCTTTGATCAGAGACGATTGGATTGTTGCTGCATATCTTTGACTGACGCCAAAGTACTTAGATATAAATCCAATTTCATTGTGGGCTTTTGCTCCACAAGTTAGACAGTTGTATTGCCCTTCATGACTTATGCCAGCACTAGGTCTGGAGTCATCATGAAAGGCACAGTTGACTTGTCCAGAGTCAACACCGAAGACGAGTTGATAGATATTCATCTATATAATTATACTCCTTTTCTCTGGTGTTAACCAGACAAATTAACTGACTGTAACATACTATTAATACTTGTTACATCGTTTTTATTTCGGATAGAAATACCTTTTAAATTGTTATCTAGTTCACTGGATACAGAGACGACAAATACATTCTTTAGCAAAGCGTGAATGTTTTGTCTAGCCATCAATGAGTTTAGATCACCATCGGTTACGATAATGTTTAACCATTTATCAGATAGTTGTTGGGTAATTACATCGGCAATTGCGTCACTGTTTGTACCGCCACTTAATTGTTTATAGAGTGGATCTTCTTCATATTGTTTTGGTGTGTTATTACTATCAGACCATTTGATATAAGGTACTTGGATAATACTGACGTCACCACTTGCATATAAATAATAAGTGATGTCGACAGGTATATCTTTGTATAGTTGTTCACATACATCACTCATGATTTCGTGGATAGAACCTTCAGTACTACCAGATATGTCGCGATAAATTGCAACGTTCATATAGGTATGTCCTTTTTCTAAGAACAAATTCTGATCGGCTAAGCGATGTGGATTAAAGAAGTTAAGAACATTAACCTTTGGTTGTATAGTAATAGAATCTTTGTATTGTGCTGTAAACAATCCATCTAATGTATGATGGTCTGTTTGAATACGTTGTGACATATCCAATAGTTCTTTATTAATCAAAGTTTTTTCTTGAACAAGTTCTCCTTTAATTAAATCAGTAGGTTGTTTAATATGCGATTCTTCTTTGTAAAAATCGAACTCACCTACAGTTTTACTGTGGTCAGTACTTGTTCCTCCATTATTTAAATGGTTGTCAGGTCCTATTTGCTTATCAAGTTTATCTAAGAATTGTTGTATCTGACCTTTGTTATCTAAAGGATTGATATGTTGATTAGGATTTTTAAGTGGTGGAGGTGGTGGATTATTTGTGTTATCAAATATCTTTTTACTTATGCACCAGTTATAAAACTCAATGATTGTTGTAGCAAATTGTGTTTCATTACTTGGTTTAATACTGAGTGTTGTTAGTATACCCATACCAAATCTGGTTTTGTTTGTGTCTCTAAAGGACATGAGCTTATCAATGTATCCTTTAAATATTAATTGATCAGCATAAGTTAAGGTAGGAGTCGGGGCTTCGTATACATAATAATAATTGAATGCATACGGTAGCTGTGTGATGTCATACTCTGGTTTAAGTTTGCGAATACAGTCGATGACATCAGTAAGATAACTATGATCTTTCTTTAATTTCTTTTCGATATAAAAATCTTCAATCCAATTAATTAGATGGTGATAGTGTTCAATCCATTTTAATGGACCAGTATTTATCTTGCGCCATGTTTCTAACATTACAAATAAACCTTTGGAATACAAATGGTGTCCTAATTCATGATAATAAATTAGGAACCTTGGTAAATTTAATGTACCGTAAGCATCCATAAGTGATTCACTTAGGACAATCTTATTACCATCGTACATATTATCTGTGTCTTCATTGTTAATGATGACTTTAATTTCTTTACCATCACTTGTATAAAAATTGTTTGTAATAAACTGAAGCACATTTGCATATGCTTGCTTGATAGGATCAACTGGTTTTTTATTTTCTTCCATGTTAATCGGTTGAGTCAAGGACTCTGTGTCTTAAGTATAACTTGTCTTCGGATTGCCATACATCCCATAAGTCTATGTATCCAATGTGTCTATAGGTATCGTTGACACCACAGACAGCCATGATTTTATTTAGATCTTTAAGATCTGATCGTTCTAATGGCTTTTTAATTGTGTATTTAATAACACCGTTACATTGGTCGCGTTGAATACTTTCGTATTCTTCTTGAGTGATGGGATAAAATAATTCAAAGTCCATGACTATTCCTTTCTATAATTTATTTACAAGTTGTTGTACTTGCAATGTGTCGAGTAGCTTATCATCTGTCTTTGTCATTTTGCAAATGCCATAGAGATGATTACGAATACGATCGATATGTTTGCCATATAATATTTTTACTTGGCGTGTACCAAAGATGTTAGTAAGACCTAACACTTTATAAATATTAAATAGATTATTAATCCATTCAACATTTACAGTTGTCCACTTAGCAATTGTACTGGTTGGAACTGGTTCAAAGAACGTGAGTTCAACGCGTGATAAGATTGCATCGGGAACAATACTGATACCTTTATCTTTATCGTTTAAGGTAACAATAAATTTGCAGTTAAAATTTTTATGATAGACCTTACCTCGATACTCAAATGTGGTTGACGTATCATCAAGGATAGGTTGGAATGTTTTCATTACACCGGTTAACAGGGTATTGAATTCATCTAAGATGATAATGTATCTACGCTTCTGTGGATCGCTCATCATTTTAATAGCAAGTGATTCTTCGAATGTAGGTTTACCATCCAGTAATTTAAAGTCTTCGAATAAAGTTTCGAGGTTAAGATTATCTCTACACATTTTAAACAGTGGTTCGATACCACATTGTTTAGCGATTTCTTCTGCTCGATAAGTCTTACCAGTATCTGGTTGACCTACGAACATGGATGCTCTTGGTAGTGTTGAGAATAAATCTTTGCTTGCATCTTGTTTAGCACTGATTGTATTAATCATTAGCTTTTCATAGAGCAAGGCAGTTTCATCTGGGGTAGTAATCGGTACAATAATTTGTTGAGTTAATGTATCCGTATAGTATCGATAGCCATCGTTAGATACAACTTTAGTTAGACCTTTTGAAAGGTCATCACGCATACGTTGTACTATTTCTGCTGTTGTCATTTGATATACCTTTCTTTATTCGGACATGCCGATACTTTTGTCTAACATTTCTTCTTTACTAAAGCGTTCGACTAATAATATTAAAACATTCATAAGTTCAGCTAACTTATTAAGTTGCTGTGTGTATAGAACATGATCGTCAAAATTCATGGTTAATAAATCATTGACCATAAGTTTATGTAGTCTATTATAGACTGCACGTATACGTTCACTAGTTACTTGAGATGCCATAATATTCCAAAATGTCTTCATCAGACATACCATGTAGTCTAAGAATATAGGTTAAGTCCTTGGGGTCCATACCAAGATTTCTTAGTTCATCTACTAAGTAAGCTACAAGTTTTTGTAAGTTTAATTTAGTCATGTGCTGGTCCTCTTTCTTGTTCTTGTTGTTGTAAGATAACATACTTATCTACTTGTGGATTAACAGCAAGTCCACCCCATGTACCATGAAGTTGACCCATGTCATCAACGTAATTGACAACACCTTGTCGTCCATTGTAATGTGGTTCACCGTCCATGTAGACGATGACAATAAGTTTACCTATAAGATAGGTGTAATCTTGTTTCATTTTTTCTTACTCCTTTTATTTTCGTAAGTTATTTTAATTTTACTTACTTGTTTTTGATGTTCACCTGAATGTAAACAATTACTACAAATGTAATTGAATACTAATGAACCATCAATAAGTTGAGGACGATCGTCTAACATTATCTTTGAACTGTTACATTCATGACATTTCATTTAAGGTTTCTCCTTTTCAAGTCTTCACTTATAATGTCTGTTTCAATATCAGATAGAATACTATCGAAGACTTTAATCATCATTGGATCGGCACGTTTTGATGAACGATATTTTTGTAAAAACTTTTTTAAGTAATTGAATTGAAATATTTTTTCCATATGTTTCTCCTACCGGACTTGCACCGGATCGTTGGGGGATTAGACTTACGAGGGTATTGAGACTAGCTCTCATCCTATGCTACAGCCCAAAGTTCTTTGTGAAGATACCCCACTTAGTTATATCTAAATGGGGTAAGAATTAATTACCACCAAGCTTCGTAGTAAAATCGTTCGCCTTTTTGTTTTGTTGATAAGACTTGCATTAGTTTTTCAATTGTTTCATTTATTTGTTTAAGATACCATTCATCGAAGTCATAACCTCCGAAGAAGAATCCTGGGGTAGGTGGTAACAGTTCTTGTGCTAAACTAACGTTAACAAACATAGGAACCATTTCTTTTTTCTCGAATGGTTGTCCATCTTTGGTACCACGTTCTGTTACTTTTTCGAAACCTTTCATACCACCTGCAATAAGATGTTCTTTAACACGAATACAATCTTCTAATAAGAATTCTAATTGCGTGACTTTGACCGGGTACTTTGTAACGTTTTTAACTCCACCTAATTGGTGGTCAAACCAACCATGTATTTGATTAGCTTTACGCCAATCAATAACGGTACCACGTTTACTTGAGATAAGTATTTGATCTAAGCCCATAGCTTATACCCAAGATGTATGTTTGTCACGGCGTGGCTTTTTAATTTTCTTTGTAGCCATCATGATAAGTTGTGGTCCAGCAGGTGGTAACATTTCAGCAGTGCTGATTTGAAATAAGCTACCGTTAAACTTTTCTTTTGCCCATGCAATGGCTTCAGCTTTATCTTTAGCCATGATTCGCAAAGTAATATCGAAACGTCCTTCGACTGTAAACCATTTGTCTATTTGTTTTCTACCCATAAGGGCTCCTTTGTTTTTAAGTGTGGAAAGACTTACCGTTATTTCTAGGGGGAAAGGGTACGTTAAGTCTTTTACGTGGTGCTTATGCACAACCACAATATATTTAGTTTATACCTGACTCTTTAAGATGTTCAGGGTTAGGTGGTGCTGATGAATCTTTGACATCGTTATACATAGCTAAGATATCTTTGCCATGCAAGACAACTTTGGCTATGTTTTCTTGAATGAGTTGATTGCTAATGTTTTTACTATTAGCTTGTTGAGGTACAATTGCTACTTGTTTATTTAAGTAGGCTGAGTACCCAGCAGTAATCTTAGCAACTTTAGCTTTTGTTTCTGGTAAGAATACAACATCAGATAAGCCAACAATCAATCTTGCTGCCCAATTTTTAAGGTCAGCTGTACCAGTTGTTTCAGACGGGTATTCACTCATAACAAGTTTTTCTCCTGATTGTAATGCTCTAATACTTGAATTAAGTATCGTTACATTATGATCAACAGCACGACTGAATAGTGGACTTTGGTCATTGTTAATCATAATCATGGTAGTATCTGCATTGACTTGACCAAGAATATTTTGTGCTGTTGACAAACTATACTCGGTAAGTTTTTCTGCATAGATACCTAATGATTTTCGGTATTGTAATGTATCTAACTTGCCGTAATAGAAAAGCACAAAAGGTGGTTTATAAATCCTCTTTAGTTTTTCAGGGTAATCTTCATCTATGATGGTGACTACCTTTGCTTGTTCTTTAGCTAATGTTTCATGCACTGTTGGTTCATCTACAAGCTCTTTGTTTTTAATTGCTTGGTAGATAGCGTTCCAATCGCCTTGGTATTTAATAGCAAGGTATACAATGATGTCTCTTCCTCTTAACATATTATATTCCTCTTAACTCTTGGTAGAGTTCATCGATAATCGTTTGAAGTTTTTCTTCATAACGTTTGTTATCTTTGGCACGAATCTTTGCACGTGCAGCTAACAATGCTTGTAGTATTTCAAATAAAACGTAATCGGGTTCTCTACGATGTGCGTATTTAGTCTCTAACTTTTTCATTTAAAAGTTCCTTTCATTTACTAATTATGTCTAATAATTCATAACTTAAAATAAGAAGTCTATCTGTAATAGTTTCATTACCATTAAGCATATCGGTATATCCTTGTTCTATAGCAGAAAGTTCATGTTGAATTTGTGCTATACGAATCATAGCATTGTGAGAAAGTAACACTGTCTGTTCCATAATTATTCCTTTCATTAAACGCAAACTACACAGGTGTGTAAAGTCTGTGTAGTTTACTATGTTATTGTAGACTTTTTTCAAAGCGTAATGCTTCTTGTTCCAAGTCATATCCGTAAGCTAATGCTTGGGTATAAGCTTGTTGTTCTGAATAACCTTCATGTAGAAGTTCATTCATTTCGCCGAAGATCTCCCAGTGGAAGGGAGATGCTTCAGCTTGTTTACAGAATTCTTCGAATGTCATAATATTTCCTTGTGAAATTCAACAAGACCTTTTTTCATTTCAGTATGAAGAAGTTCATTAGAGAAGTAAGCTTGGTCTTTGTTATGTGAACGAAAATCTTCAAGTAATTCTTTGACTTGATCTTGATTGAACACAGAAGCATCTTCTTTATATTCAACAAGTTCTAAAACATAACGTGGACCATCTACATCAACAACTTTAATATACAATTTTTCTAGTGATGGAACGTGATAGACAGATAGTATTGATAATTGTTGCATAGGTTCTTGTGTTTGATTTTCTAATGCTTGTATTTCATCTTGAAGACGATCAATGTATTGAAGATACTCTTCATCAATACGTCCAGAATTCATTGCATTGTTTAAAGCAATATACAGTTCTTTTAGTTTTTTAGACATATTATCCTCCTAGATAAGCTTTGTGTAGGTCACAACCCTGGTTTCCCTTTTTGTTATAGCAGAAGGGTAACTGCTAATAGACACAAGATAGGACTTACGTTGTTCAGCCTATCCCGCATTATTTAATTGTAGGCCATTTAGTAACAATACGACCTGTATTAACTTCATATAAAACAGGTTTGTCAAATGTAGTACTGAATGTCTTTGATTTTAAATCAAAATTTTGTATTAAAACCCAACGACTTGTCTTTGCGTTTTTACGCATGTTGTGCCCCTCCTAGAGCAATAAGCTTTGGTGAACTATTAAAGGAATTTACCTTATTAGTTCATATATGTACTTTTTTATATGGAAAGTACTAAAACCTAAGTGGGAACATCCCACATATTGTGATTAAACGAATCTATGTATAGATTCTATGTAATGGATTTAAAAGCCCTTCGGGATTTAAAAAAAGGGAAGGGATCCGAAGATCCCTTCAAACTACTTTTTCTTTTCGCCGAAAATATAGGAGCCCGCAGGTGCCCCTAAAGTAGGATCGACTGCGTTCGATATTGAGAGCAGGATATTTTTCCCTGCATCTCTTGTCCAATTCACATTACCTCTCAAGGTAAGTGAATTAGTAAGACCAGTAGTTTGGTCTTTAACTTGAATAGTGAAAACTTTTGTAGTTTCACCCTTCCCTCCAACATGAATATAAAATGGCATGATGATGCCCTCCTCTGGTTTTGCGGGGGTAGCTGACGGCTAGGATGTGCTGTGCTTTTTAAAACAAGTCCGGGCGAGGCCGGAGGAGGAGAACGGATTGAGCGGGTAGCGAAGTGCTTGGGTGTGGATTAGATATGATTGATTAGGGGGGGTAAGAAACATAATATATGTAATGACAACTAGAGGTACTCGGAAAAAACTTATGAATCCAAGGATGATAACACGTAGGGAGCCTTAATAACATCTGATGATGCACGGATCGCAAACTGGAAGTTTGCTGTGCCCTGGCGGGTTATGTGGGCTCTGACGCGCAGAAGAGGTAGATGCCTTGCGGCATGACGTTTTTACGTGTACCTATTGTCGTAGTACATATGGTATATGTGGGGGAGGGGGGTGACCTATAGGGGTATAGGGGGGGGTGGTTCTTAAATGCAATATTGCTGTAGGGGGTATAATATATATAAATATATATTAGCGCCCTTTTCTCCAATGGTAGTATACAGGTAGTATAAGCCTTTGAGCAAACATACCGTCTACAACGACTAAAGTAGTATAAGTAGTATAAGTAGTATATCTTTTAAACAATCAGTCAGTCCTTATACCTCCTATATTATATATATCTAATAGACACTCTATAGGATACTCCAAGGGAAGTGCCTACTTATACTACATGCGCTACCACATAGAGATGGCACCTTAATTCGCCAGCCCTTCGTAGGACGTTAAGTCGCAACCATAGTCGATCCTGGACAGATGTCGGCTAAGGTATGATATACTAAACCCAGAAACCGACCGCTTGTCTTACCAGAAGCAGGTGCGTGAGTTCGGCAGCTATCACAGAAGCAGGTGCACAGGTTCTGCAGGTTGTTGTGTATATCTGTGTTGCCTGTGTTATACTACGGATAGGAGATCACTATGGCATACATCGAAGCAAGCTTGCCGCCAATGAAAGTATACGTACGGGATGGGTTCTTTTTTGACAAGCCTGATGCGCCTGAATACGTAGGCAAGTACACAAAGGCAATTCTGATCTCAATCAGATGCAACGAAGGTTCGGCGGCACTGTTCCAAGTCTTGACCGAGTATGGCATGATGCGGGACAAGTTACCGATCTCTGCCTTGGCGTGGAAGATCCCTGAAGACGAAAAGGTCTGGGAGACTTACCCATTCCATAGTCTACAGTTGTGGGACTGCTTCTCTAAAGTCTTTAGCTTAGTGACCTTGAACTATGTGTATAATGCTAGTGTCGATGTCAGGATGAAAAACCGGACGACGTTAGAAGGGACTTACTTGTACACGATCCAATGGGGAGCGAACGAGAACAACGGGATGGACTTCACGTTATCCGAAGATCCCCAAGAACATAAGTCCCATCACTTCATCATGTTGGAGACAGGACAGTTCGCACTGCAACCCAACAACCGGATCTTACGCTGGTATGAACCGAGCTTCGTGACCAAGGAGTACAAAGACAAACCTTGGAAGATTAATACCCAGGAGTATAGCTGTGAACAAGAGCATGCTTGGGTCACCGAAGACACAGACGACTTCCTCTATGAAGCGGACATCGTCAGCAAGGAGAAAAAGTAATGGTATTCATTGTCGCATTTAGTGTCGCCTTATTCTTTATGTTGTTTGTCCAACGTACACCAGTATATGAACTGATCATGTTTGGATGGTTGCCATTTATTATAGGACTGCTTTATGTGTTAGGAGTTTCTGCAGCAGTGGGTGGACTCGCAAGTTTAATATTTTACTTGACAATGTAAACAAGATGTACTACACAGACTGTGTACTTTCTGTGTTGCATGTGTTGACAAATAAATTCTACTATGCTATACTCATAGCAGAAGTAGGAAAAAGCCCGATGAAAGCGGGATAATTCCAAGATAGGAGATACAGACATGGCAGTTTTTAATAACTACTTGACGAGTTACAAAGCGCATCTTCGTAAGCACGTGAAAGAAGTATTCACAATGTTTCAAGATCGTTCGAACTTGTCCGAACCAGAAATTAAAAGGTTCGTCGCTGAGTTGACAAGTGATGCTGCGATTCCGATTCCACAAAAAACATTTGAGTGGTTAGGTTCGTACTTCAAGTATGTCGAAGACAAAGAACAGATGTTGGTCTATGACAACACCAATGGTCTATGGCACTTCGAACAAGACGAGACCAAGCTACGCAATATGTTGACAGACTTTTTCAGTGTCGTTGCTGAAGAAGCTGAAGCGGCAAAGGATGAAATCTTTTACCGATACGCCAAAGCATTCTTTGTTCCAGGTAGACTCAACGCATTAGCTGCACGGATCAAGACAGCAATTATCTTTACGATACGTAAGAGTGCTGACATTGTGAATGCAACCGAAAACTTACGCTACTTTGAAACCACGGATGGACGCCGTGCGATTCTCGACATGAGCAAAGTCAGCTTCAATCTAAAACCAGTTGCCTTTAAAGATACCCAAGACTTACACTTGATGCACATTAGTCCAGTTCCGATTAACACGACAGACGATGAACCGACATTATGGTTACAGTTGATCAGTGAGTATATGTTAAACGACAAAGATAGAGTTGCTTACTTTCATAAAGTGTTAGCGTACTTGATGTCACCATACAACTACAACCAAGTGATGATTTACTTTATCGGTGAGTCAGGTCGTAACGGTAAGAGTACAGTCATCAAAGTCTTACAAGATATTCTTGGACCGCATGCTGTCCGTATGAACGCTGAGTATCTAAACTCACAACCACAAAGCTCGTATAAAAAAGATGACGCGTTGGCTGCAACCGAAGGTAGAAGTTTATTAATCTTTAATGAGATCGATGAACGCATGGTTGCATCTACACAGAACATTAAAGAAATTACTGAAGGTGGACGCGATGAGTTTGGCAATAAGATCATGACTGTCATTCGTCCAGCGTATTCCAGAAACTATGAAGTTAATGTTTGTGGAACGCCGCTTGTGATTGCTAACTCGTTGATTAACTTTGGAGACTGGTCTGCACTTGATCCTATTTTCAAACGATTAATCTTAGTCCCATTTGATTTTAAGATTGTAAAAGAGGACCCCAACCTCTTAAACAAGTTGGCAGAAGAGTACCCTAAAATCCAAGCTTGGTTATATCTCAATTACTTTAAGCATAAGGGACTTAAGATTAAACAAGAACCAAAGCCACATAACATCGAACAAAAGTTCTTACAGTACCGAGTAGACTCAGACATCATCGGGATGTTCTGGCAAGAATGCATTAACGTTACGACAAATAACAAAGATGAAATGTTGCGCAGTGATCTCTATCGGATGTACGAACAATACTGTAAAGCCAATGGACGCAAAGCAATTCGTAACAAAGGTACTAACGGTTTCCAAAATTTAATTGAAGGACACTTAGCCAAAGCAACGATGATACATAAGAACGGTTCTTATTATGTACAAGGTGTAAAACGCACCACCTTCTTCGATAATGAAATCCAGAAGTTGCTACTCTGATGCACACTGAATTACTGAATATGGGTTTCGTCAAAGAACCTGACGGAATCTATATCAACCGAGAGCTAAGTATAAAAGTAAAAATTGTCGATAGTAAGATAACGATAGTTACAAAAACAGGTGAAGTTAAAATTATAGCAATTAAAGATTTAGAATCAATTATGGCGGACTACTTATGAAAACACTAGAATTCTTTACAAAGTTTATTGATATCAAAGCCCACAAGATTGAACATAACATAGAAGAGTTAGATGCGATAAGAAGTAAAACAGCCTTGGTTAAAGCGACAACACTGTACCAGATTTATAAACACAATGTGTTTGAAAGAGATGGAAGACTAACGATCAGAGACTTCTACCAAGTTGCAGGGCAGTATCTGTATTACGATAAGTATGTTTGTAAACACGGCACCGAGTTCTACTACTACGTGATGTTTAATGAAAACAATCCGATGTACCAGTTAACAAAAGAGTTACTGCGTAAACGGATCTATGCAGATCGACCAGAGATGTTAAAAGATTTGCTGCAGGTTTACCCAGCCGTAACGAAAGGAGGAGCACATGATTAGAATCTTAGGGCGTACATTCGAAACGTACGATAAAGCAATTACATTTTTAAAACTAAGTATTAAGATGGAACGTAATGACAAGATCCGATTACAGTTAGAGCATAAGCTTGGTTACTTAGAAGTCGAAAGAGATATCGCCGCTGATAAAGCAAAGGAGAAAGCCCGTGCAAAAAGGAAGTAAAGTCGTTGTCCATAACATCCACCTTAAAGATATTGTCAAAGGTATCCGTAAAGGAATGATAGGCACAGTGTTACAAGTTTTAGATGGTGGGGATTTACTCGTTAGTATTCCCCAAATTGCTGAAGACGGTTGGACATTTCTAAAATATCAACTTAAGGAAGTTAAAGATGAACAAGAAGCATAGACGTGGTTTAATCGGTGTGCGTAAACTAGACACAGATGAATGGCATATTTTTAAAACACAAGACGAAGTCGCTGCGTACATAGCCGTGTCGAGACCGATGGTCTCACTGGCGCTTAATGGTAAGTTTAAAAAAACAAAACACACGTTAATGGGTTATGAAATCTGTTACGTAGAAAAGAAGGATTAATTATGCATCTTAAACAACTACAAGAAATGATTCATCACAACGCTAAAGAACATGGCTGGTGGGAAAAACACCGAGATATTCCTGAACTTATTGCGCTGGTTCACTCAGAGTTGTCCGAAGCTTTAGAAGAATACCGCAATGGTCGTAAAGAAAAAGAAGCATACTATAGCGAAGGTGGTAAACCAGAAGGTATCCCAGCTGAACTTGCCGACGTCATTATCCGCGTATTAGATTTGGCTGAATACTTTGGCATCGACATGGAAGCTGCCGTTTTAGAAAAACACCAGTTCAATATTACCCGTCCGTATAAACACGGAAAGAAGTTATAAACATGGACTTCGAAGCAATTAATAAAAAGATTCAACAAGTCACGCAAGAAAAACGTAACGCAACGTTAGACACTGCAACTGAAAATCCTGAACAAGTTACTAAAGAAGTGGTCGGTGGTATGGGCATGGTAGTTTCTAAACCAGGCAGTGAACGGATCTTGTTAGATACAACCAGCTTACAGTTATTGGAATGCGAAACATCGATGCCTAATAGTAACAAGCGTCGGTTTTGTATTGTTGAAAAGAACACCAAAGCTAACTATGGTAACCAATATATCAACAGCGCAGGTGAACGTGCACATGTTATCACGCGAGACTTGTTTAACTTATTGTTTAACGTGATAAGTAACGCCAGTAAACAAATCAAAGACTTACGTTTAGAAAATTTACACTTAGAAGAACAACGTGATCTCTACAAAGGTACCATTGATACATTGCGTAAAAATGGTATCATAGAGTAGTGAGCACAACTGAGAAACGATTAGAAAGTATTTTCGTACGCTGGTGCCAGTCCAAAGAGATTGTCGCTATTAAAGGACCTGTCGTCACCTCCAAAGGGTTTCCCGACAGGTTTTTGCAATTGCCTAAACACGGCGGTACGATCTACGTCGAGTTCAAAGGTACCAGTTACTATGACCTGACTCCACTACAAGAGTGGTGGCGAGACTATATTAAAGCGTCAAGTCCTAACCGGTACTTTTTAATTGCAACGGACGAAGAGCTAAACGTTTTAAAAGAACGTTGTGAATTTTTTATAAAGTATGGTAATGTTATTACAGAAGTAGAAACAAATTTACTGAAAGAATTTTTGTGATATACTTTAAAGGCGGAGGATAACTTGTGCACATGGATCCAAAATGTACTGAATTTATGATGATGCTCGATGACATGAGTGTTCCTTATGAACAATGGCCGGAAAAGATTGTCGTTGATTTAACAGATGTTGATCAAATGTTAATGCTATCAATGATGGACCACCTTGAAGAAAAAGGTGTGGACTATAGCGTAGACGAACAATACCTGTATGTATTCCCAGAAACCATGGAAATGGGAATTGAAATGCCAATCGAAGTAGAAATCGAAATGCCATATCCTGAAGAACAATCTAAAGGTGATGAAACCTTAGGATTAGAAATAGAATTGTTTGCCCGTCAGTATATTCCAGAATCAGATGACGCGTTCGGTAAGTTTATGTACCACGCTGAGCTCATTAAAAATGGTCACTATGATGTTCATATGCAAGATATGGAAATGGTGGCGGAACCTTATCGGACGATACTGCATAATATGATACAAAAAGGAGGTAAATAAAATGTTTGAAGAAATTATTAGTGCTCTACAAGGAATGAACATTGGTTTTGAAGAAATGGAAGACCAAGGAATGTTGTCTGTAGAAGTAGGCGAAATGGATAAAATGCAATTGATTGAAGTTTTGAACATGGTTAATTCTATGGGCATGACTGTTACAGAATTAACTGAATCAAGTATGACCATTTCTGCTGGCGCAACTACTGCTCCAGAACCAGAACCTATCCAAGAAGAAGATACTGAAGAAGACGCAGCTCAAATGGCTGCATTAGACGAAGCTATCTCGGGTATGTAATGAAAGAGTTAGTCGACAAATATATAGACCAATGTATTACTATTGGTATCTTAACTCCTGAACAGATTAAAAAATATCCCTTAAGATCAGGCAACGTTGCTGTTGTGCTTAAAGCTTATGCACTACACAGTAAGTTGCCTTTTACTTTAGATAACAATGACATTAGTATTTATAATGACTATAAACTTTATTTAACTAAAGATGGATACGATTGGCTTATCAATGAATTTAAAAAATATACGTTGGTGTTTTTAAGATCAACGTTTCAACACCTTTTTGTTAATTTAAAATATTTAAACGATTTAGAAAAACACAATGGTCTTAATAATCTAAAAGGAATTACCGGTGTTAATTATAAACAAGGTACTCTTAACGGTGCTTTGCTTGTTCAAAAACAAGGTGTGCGTATGCAAGAGTTATATTTTACAACACTTGCTAAAGCCAGACAAGAAGTTATTAACTTGACTAGGTTTTATCCTATAGAAAATTTTATACTATATCGTATGAGCAAATCAAAAGGTGTATACTATAAACAAAAGGTTCCTTTAATTTTGGAATCAAATCGTAGAGGCATGGCTATTAACCTACCTCACTTGAAAGGTAAAGTATGATTTCATTAGAAATGTTTACTAAAACAGAAGTTAAGTTATTACATCTTGTTAACTTATGGAACTTTGCAGAAACAGTTTCACATATATACGATAATTTATTTATATCAAACCCACACGAACTTGCTACATTGATTGGCCAAAATACTAACTATCACGATTGGCAAATGTTTTTATCTGACAGCCGAGTGCAAGATTACATTGATAAAATTATTTATACCCAAGCAGGGATTATTGTTAACAAGTATATGAAAGACGGTGTGCATGTTGGGATGGCTGATGCTACTAAACTAAACGCCGCAATTAAATACCGTGACGATCATCGTCCTAACTTTGCGACGCCTGTGCAATACATTTATATTCAAACTCCACTAACTGCAGACGAGACTGAGTTTTTACCACCTGTTCCTGAAAACAAAAAGCTAGGATTATAATATGCCTAAGTCAATTCTTGATGAACAACATTTAGTTGACAAAAATACCGGTGAAGTTTTTGACATTACCAAAAGTATTTCTATAAAACCACAAGCGTCGTTAGCAGAAGCAGCCCCACAATATATTAATGTTAGTCATATTCAACATTGCCCACGTTGTAACAAACCTTTAGTAGCAGCTAAAGCTGTTAACGGTAGTGAAAGCAGTACGTTTAAAGAATGCCCAGAGTGTGGAACATTGGTTAATACTTTTAAACCAACAGCATATCAAGCAATGTTCTTACGTAGACGTGAACGTTATAAGATGACAGCAGGTGGATATGGTTCTGGTAAGTCTCGTGCCAACATCGAAGATGTGATTAAACATATTATGTTAATACCTGGAGCACGTGTTGCAGTAACTGCACGAACATACCCAGCGTTAGAAGCTACGTTTGTCAAAGAGTTTTATAGTATTTTTCCTATGAAACTTATTCGACGTAAGAACGATCAAAAGCATGAACTGCAATTAACCAATGGGTCTGAAATATTGTTTCGTTCGTTTGATGATGAAACAAAACTAAAGTCGATTAACTTAACGATGGCGGTAATTGTAGAATCATCTGATGTTAACTTCGCTGCGTTCACCATGTTGCAATCTCGTATCCGTAATACCAATGCTATGATTCCTGAAACAGATTCAAACGGACAACCTGTTATGCAATGGGATCCAAACCAACAAATCTTTAAACCTAAGTATCGAATCGATGCTAGACACATTAACTTAGAAACAAACCCTGACTCAGGTTGGGTAAAGTCTAAGTTTTTATTAGATTCAGAAACTGTAGAGTTTTATGGAGATGCATATAACGAAGGATATAAGTACAACAAGGATCGAGATCCGCAAAAGTATACACAGATTATCTCTACAAGTGCTAACCCTTACCTACCTGCTACGTATGAACAAGAACAAACTAGAGGAAAATCCAAAGCATACATCCAACAATACTATAAAGGTAGCTTTAACTTCTCAAGTAACCTAGTATTCCCTAACTTTGGGATCAGTATTGTCCCTCCACACCCACTTCCTAGAGCATTTGACGAGTCAGGAAAGCGCGTATTATACTACGCAATTGGGGTAGATTACGGCATAAATGACCCAACTCACGTGATTTATACAGCATTTTCTACAGAAACAAAGAAGCTTTATGTGTATGACGAACTACGTATCAACAACTCTGATATTAAAACGCTGGCAAAAGAGTATCGTAAAGAAACTAGAATCAATGGTACAGATCTCGATGGTTTACTTATGCTACCTAGATTTGACGGACGTAGTTATAGCAAGCGTGAAAGTAACTTAGTCACTATTGGCAGTATGTTTGAAGCAGAAGGTTTATATTTTGATCCTTCGTTTGCATCACATGATGCACGTATTATTAAAATGAATTCATTACTTAACCATAATCAAATGGAAGTATTTTCTACATGTGAGTTTTTAATTGATGAAGCACTTAACTATAAATTTAAACTTGACAAAAACGGAACACCGACAGACAAACCTGAAGATGGTAATGACCACGGTGTTACTGCGTTAGAGTTTGTTGTTGTTGAGCTACCACATAATTTACAAGAATTAAAACTTAGTGTATATTTGCCTAGTGGAAAAGCTTTCGTTCATGATAAACAAAAGAATGCTATAATTAAAAAGACAGTTCAATATTATGATCCATTAAAGGAGAACATAAACGATGGAAATTCTAACAGCTTTGGCAGTAATATTACTTATTCTGGTAGCAGTGGGCCAGTATATGCAACTAGTGTATATGACGAAAATGATGAAGGATCCGAAGAAAATTTTAACAAACCGCTCGGCGCGTACATCCCGAAATAAAACTGGAGTTAATAAAGCAGGCAGAACTCCTGATAACGATGGAGATATTACTTTGCCTATTCAAGCAATCATTGATGCTGCAAAACATAATACAATGGGAGATAACCCAGAAGAAGCTGAAGAAGAATTAACTGAACAACAAAAAGAAGAAGCTGCAAAAAAAGAACGTATTCGTCAAAGACAAATTGAAGAAGCAATTATTGCAAGCACACAACGTCAAAACGATGCGATTGCTAAAACCTTTGAAGAAATTATGGATGGTCCAGTTATGCCTGAGCCACCGAAAAAGAAAGAAGGTAAACAATAATGCCTAAGTTTACCTACGATATTTTTAAAGTTAAACAAAAGTTTGATGAGTTTCGTTCGTTTAAACAAGGACAGCTACGTGAGTGGCGTTTAATTCGTTCACTTTATAAAGGCGAGTTCTGGGCTTACTTTAAAAAGAACTTAAAAGAATATAGTATTACACCTGACTGGAACTACTTTGAATATGTTGTCCAAGGTTTTATGAACTCTATTTATAGCGGTTCGTTTATTGGAACGTTAACGCCTAGATATATTCAAGATGAAAAGACAGTGCAAGATCTTAACGCATTCATTGCTTACAACTGGAGCAAGTGGGGAATGAAAAATAAATTCTTACACGTTGGCGAAAACGCTGAGTTGTATAACGTTGGTGCTATGCGCGTAGACTGGGACAGTGCAAAAGGCCACATTAAACTAAAAGCAATGTCGCCACAAGAACTTTACTTTGATCCAAGTGTTGATTCTTATAAAGATGGTGAAGCAATCTTTATTGAACGTGCCGTTAACATCGACACTTTAGTTGATAACCCTGACTTTAAAGATGGTGTTAAAGAGTTTATGGAAAAGTATAAAGGTGTCATGAGTGATAAGACTGCAACCAATCGTATTGCAGGTTATGAAAATAATACAATCACTAACAACCGCACAGTCTCTTTGGTTGAATGCTTTATGCGTAATAAGAATGGTACGATCGATCAAGTCTTTATGTTAAACGAAGATACGATTATTTATGAAAACTTAAACATTCCACTTAAACGCTTTCCAGTAGTTGTTTACACTCCTCAACGTCCAGATGGTAATCCTTATGGAAACTCTAAGCTAACAAAGATTCTTAATACGGTGGTTGCCCTTAACATGCTCGACTCAATGGAAGCTACGCAACCATATCGCGTACTTAATCGCGTACGCTTTGTTAATACAGATGGACGTATTAACATGAGATCGTTTGCAGACTACGGTGGTACTCCTGGTGCTTCGTTTGAAACCAAAGGTGATCCGCGTAATTTAGTTTATTATGTTGACGTTCCAGTTATTCCGGACTTAGGTAATATTAAACAACGTTTAGAACAGTCTATCTTTCAAGTGACGGGTGTTGACCCATACTATAAAGGTCGTATGACAAACAGTATTCAAACTACCGGAGCGACGCAAGCGTTTCAAGCACGTGTAACCATGCTTACGGATAACTCACGGATTACTTTACTTGAAGAATTCTGTGAAGACTTAACTAAACTTGTATTAGAATACTACTTTGCGTATGGCGGTGATAAAACTTATGTCGTTCCAAAACTATCTGCAACAGGTACTAATAAAGTTATCGAACAACGTAATATTAAATTTGATGTCTTACGTGAACGTGGTATGAAGTTTGATTATAATATTGCAGCATCTACATTACTGCCGATGAACCAAGCAAACTTGTTTGATTCTGCTAAAGCTTTATACGAAATGCAAGCACAGTATCAAATCAAGCCTCAGATTATTACGCCACAAGATCTTATTAAGTACTCAGACTTTCCACAAAAAGATTTGTTTTTACAAAGACTTGAAAAGAATGAACAAGATAGTACTGCTGAAACATTGGTGGCTGATCTTACTAATTTTGCTTCAATCTTTAGTCGGTTACTATCGCAAGGGTTATCTGAAGAACAAGCCGCTCAACAAGCAATTACAATCTTAATTGAAGAAAAGAATGCGATGCAACAAGACCCACAAATGGGGCAAGGCTTTAAGTAAACAATTGTAAATATTACACAAAGAACACAAGATATACACATCTTGTGTTTTTTATATGTTATGATATACTCATAGAAAACAAGGAGGCATACTTGTGCCAAAGAATGACAAAGTGATTAAATTTAGTTTCGTAGCTAATCCTATTACTGGAACGATTGAAGGTAAAATTTTACCTAAGTTAAAACCAGGTGTAGTGACCGATATTAAACCATACCTTAGTACAATCTTAACTGGTGTGCGTTTAGGTTTAGTTGCAGTGTTAGCTGATCTACCTGTGATGAGACCGGCAAGTAGTAGTGAAGTAGAAGCAAAAGCATACATCTTTAAAGACGGTGATAAAGATAATGCTTTGTATAAAACTCGCAAGTCGCTTCACGATACGATTGCTAAAGTATTTAATGATATGCTTACAGAATTATTTCCTGATGTTCAGTTTATTGCTGATGCTATTGTGCATCAACAAAACACTGTTATGGAAATGAACGCTGAAGAAGCGGCTGATCACAAACGATTTATTGAAGATTTAGCTAAAGAAATTAAAGAGGAGGAACCTGTAAAGAATGATGGAACTAAAATGTGACAAGTGTGAAAGCACACGATTAACATTGTTGTCCAGTAAGATTCAAGGGTTAGATCGTTTAATTGATATTTACTTTTGTAAAAATTGTCAACATAGTAAAATTGTAACAACTTTAAAATCAGAAACAAATACTGTGATTGATACTGAAACGTATATAGATGTACCAGTTCCTGACGTAGACGTAGACGTAGACGAACCTGACTATGAAGATGTAACTGAAGAACCGCAAAATCCATACGAAGATAGTGACGGTGGATGGGATCCAAGCATCGGATGATACATTACAGCAGCCACCCTGATTTATATAAAGTAATAGAAATGTTTACAAAAATGTCTGAAGAAGATAAAAAATTACTGTTCTTTGATAACCAACACTTTTTTACTAAACTAACCGTGTTACATTATAAGTTAATTAAAGGACAGTGTTTAATGTTAGTTAACAACGAAGGTATTACAGTTGGGTTTGTATCACTAGATTTAGAAAGAGATGACTGTTTATTTATAACAGAAACTTATATAGACAAACGCTATCGCGCAG